GAGAGAGCCACCTTCCGGCTGGGGACGCTTGATGTCATGCCCCTCAGCCCGCAATGACGCGCGCCCCTTCTCATTCAGCCCGCCTTTTGGATTCTTGCCTTCGGCGCGCTGCCAAGCTGGGGTCTTAGCCATTTGTCTTAGCTCTCAAACGGGGGTTTCTGCATCGCCTGTTGGCGCTTGAACTCAGCTTCTTGACGACGATACTCATCATCAGCCTGCATGGATGCACGATCCTTCAGAAGCTTGTCGGAGTGAACCAGCATGGACTGCTGCAAATCTGCTTGAGCCAGAGCTTCCTTCGACCGACGATCCGCAGCGTGATTAGCCGCATCGATAGCGACCTCCTTTTCACGCACCTTCGTCTCAGCCATCTTGGCTTGGGCCATGGCGATCTTGGTCTGCTCTTGGCTAGCGGCGATCTGCTGGCGGCTGGACATCTCAGCGACCTTGGCCTGCACACCGGCAAGCTTGGCGTTGGCTTCCATCTGCTTGATCGGGTCAATCGGCGGCGGGCCGCCGGGAGAGTTGTTGAACAGGCTCTCAGCATCTTCAATGCCGACCATGCCCATGATCCGGGTGTAAACCTCTTTCTGGTTAAACATCGCCGGATTTTCTTTAGCCATCTGGTAAATGGCGATGGCCTTCTGGATACGCAGCGTCTGGCTAGCCGTGTTCGGATCGGCCTTGGGGACAATGTCCTTGTTCGCCAGAGCTTCCTCAAGACGGGCAACATCACGCTCAAAAGCCGGGTTTCGGTTTGAACGCCACAAAGCTTCCGGGTCTTTCTTGAACAGATCCTTCAGCAGAGCGAACTCTTTCTGCTGGGCAGTGTGCATCCGCTTATGGACCGCGCTCAGAACCTTCGTCGCTTGATCAATCAGGGCAATCGTGGTGCCAACCGGAGCATCGCTACGGCCTTCGCCAACAGCCGTTTCAGCAGTGCCGCCCAGCCTCTGAGATGTCTGCTCTACGTTCTGGATGATCTGGACAAAGCCGCCTGTCACATCGCGGTAAGGCAGCGGCATGAAGGCTTCCTTGAGCGGAACGCCATCAGCATCCATCGGCGCTACCTGTCCGGGTCCAACCCGGATGGACGTCGTCTGCTGCTTACCGGTGCTGCGCGCCATGATGCCGCCGGGGAAGTTAGCCAGCATTCCATTGTCCAGAGCAATACGCCAAGCAGCAGTAAGAGCGCGAGTGGCATTTCCCAAGATATGCAGCAGACCCAAGTTAACACCGGGAAATGCTGGGACAAAAACGTATTCCACGAAAACTTCTTTGCGGGTGTAGGTATCATCGCCTTCCTCCCACCAGCGGCGGATCTCAAGGATCTGCTTAGAATCCTTGTCAATCGTCACACGGTAGGGCAACGCAAGACCAGTAGCCTCGCCGTCCTCACTGTGCTCATAACCGCGTAGGTCAATCTCGCAATAACATTCGTAAATCTCTCTATCGACTTCTTCGGGCTCAACCGTCGATTTGGGATCAAAGCCAGAGATATTCTGAAGCGCCACATCAACCGTGTTGGTCGCCATCGTAGACATGGCCGGTGGTCCAAGCGGGGCTTCACGCCAGACGCCAGCAAGCTGCATACGCTTGATCTCTGACGGGCGCATTTTGGAGCGATGCGTGACACGGCTACAAGCCTCAAGGCTCACCGCGCCATCGGAAAGAATCAGATCCTTGCGGTCCACCGTCTCAGAGACAGGACGACGCTTGATCGGATGGAAATAAACCTTCTTATACGCCTCGCCGCCATGGCCAAGCGTGAAGAACATACGATCCGTGTCAGGGTAATACTCAGGAGCGCCCACCGTCAGATAGTGGTTCATGTCCTGCTCAAGAGCATTGGCGACGGCGTCTAGCTCAACCGTCTGATCCCCATCATTCGCAACTTTGACAGGTCCGTCAGCCGGAAGCATTTCACCACGCGCGTTCGCTTGGAACCGCAGGACGGCTTCAAGGAGTAAGGGATGACGCACAACCGATATGCCCTCATCGTTCGGTTCGCCACGCGGTTCCTCCAGCTTAATGCCCAGTAGATCTATGCCCTTCACAACGTCCTGAAGGCGCTGTTCCTGTCGGGTGATGTCCTCGCGGATATGGCGCAGCAGATTGTCGGCCACATTAGCAAGCTCGCCGCTATCGACATGCAGGGCAAGGTTCTCATCATGGTCCGTATCGTCGCCCGCACCAGCTTTGACATGAGGCGCAAAGTTAATGCTCACCGAACCGTCAGACAGTTCAACCTGAAGAATGCTGGCGTCTTTGACCGCTTCCTCAAGACCGCCAAGGTTAACGGTTTCCTCATCCGGCAACGACGCTTGGCCGGGACCGGACTGACGAAGATTATAATGTTCCATGGAGAATCCTAAGTGCTAGGCAGCCAGCCGACATATGCGCCGGGGATAGGTCCAGCGCTCATATCCTGAACAGCGTAATAACTGCCATCCTGATAGATCGACTGAACGCGATAAAGATTTATGGGGCCGGGACTAAGTCGGACAGTCAGCCAGATAACCTGTCCCTCTGCGGGCGGAGGAGTCATCGGGTTGAGAGGCGTCGGTCTGCTCATTGCGGGCCACCGAAGCAATCGCACATCATCAGGTAAGCCGTTAGTTCCCGCTGGCGTTCAAGAGCCTTGGCCAAGGCAGTCGCCTGAGCCCTGACAGTTCTCAAAGCTTCTTCCAGCCCCTCAATATCCTCATTCGTCCGGATGGCCCTGCGGATGCGGCGCATCTCCTGCTTCAACTGCTCATGCTTGGCTTCAGCTTCAGCCATTGTAAACAAGGCAGCCTCCGGGGCGCGGACAAAGTATGGGATGTATATTTTTTTAATTGATTTCTGGGAAATTAGCAATCTATTCGCCGTCGCCGCCAACCGGATCAGGCCAGATGCAATCCAGATTCTCAAGCTGCTTATTTCGCTCAGCGTCCAGATAAGGGATCGACACAGGTCCGGGGCCAGCCCAGCGATAGACCGCATGATCCGCCCGCTTCGGCATAAGGAAGTCCTCAGCACGAACCCAGCCATGGGCCTCCCACTGGGCCGCGTCTACGTCATTGACGTAGTGATAGATCCCGCCGCGCTTCTTCATCCCATACTTTCCCTATCCGTTTGGGTCATTTCGGGTGGGGCAATTGCGCCCTGAGCCCACCACATTCTCTGGCCAGTTCGGCCACTTCCTTGAAGGCATCCCGGCGGAAAGCCTCAAGCTCAGCAATCCGGGCGTCACGCTTAGCCAGCCGCTTATCCTGCTTCTTCAACGTGTAGAGCGCCAGTTCGCATGTCTTGCGATCCTTGCCTTTCAGCCTGCTGGCCAGTTCGACAAGGGCGGGGAAGTCGGGAACTCCAGTCTCAGACGTCATAGATTATCTTCTTCTTGATCGGTTGCCCCGCCTCCCAAGCAGCGCGGGCAGCAATATCTTCCTGACGATCAAGCAGGCCACGCTCGCGTAAATAGCGTAACGCTTGTGTCGTGGAATCGACCGCATCGTCATGCTTGCCCTTCGGAAACGCCTCCGCTTGGGCAATCACTTTCTCCGCCCAATCCCGATCCGGAGCATACACCTGACCGTTGGTGAATGTCGATTGGACGCCATAGGCGCGGGCGACCTTGTCCAGCGCTCCCGGATTGACCAGTTCCACGCTCCAGCGGTTCACCCGGTTCAGGCGCTTCAGTTCCTGCCCCACTGTGATGCCGTTTGCCTTAGCTTCGATCAGAAGCTTATCGACCTTGAACTGGTTGCAATGGTGAGTCACCCACTCGCACAGGCCCCATGCGTTACGCTGGCGAATCAGGAAGGCGCTGTCTGTCTCACCCGGCTCACGCTCAAGATCTTCGCCATGAATCGCAAGGCGCATCTCCTTGGCATACATGAGCATGACGGCGGGGATCGTGTCACGTTCTTCAAGATGCTCAAGGCGACTGCCTTCCCGGCTTGTGTGGGCCAGAGCAACGGCGGCTGAGCGCTGCCAGACGCCCCAGATCGTCAGATAGCTGGCGTCGTTCTCTTGCTTCTCAGTGTAGGCCGTATCCAAGCTGGCGATGATCGTGTCCATCGGCGGGTAGGACGATCCGTCCTTGATGCCATGGGCCTTTGCCTCAGCCTCATCCCAGAGCATCCAGTCCTGCCTGCGGATGATAGCGCCGCCCCTGACAGTCGGTCGCTGCTGGAACTGGCCAGCCGTCGCATACGGCCCCATGACCCGCTCATCACGCTCTACGACCTCAGCCGGGAAGCGCTCAGGGAACAGAAGCTCACCCTCCTCCTCACGGGGATCTTCGAACCCGATAGACGTGTAGCACTTGCGGTCAGGCTCAAACCGCATGGGCAGCATCAGATGCTCATAGCCAAGCTGCTTGTCTAGGATGATCCCGGAGACATCCTCCTCATGCAGCCTCTGCATAATCACGATGATGGCTGATTCGGCGGGGTTGTTCAGACGGGTAGGAACCGCCTCAAGGAACCATTCCGAAGTCGTCGCCCGCATCGCCTCAGACGACGCAGACTCAACAGAGTGAGGATCGTCGATAATGACAATATCGCCACGGCTACCCGTAATGCTTCCAGCGGCAACTGCCTCACGAAACCCTGCCTTTGTGTTTTCGAACTTGGTCTTGGCGTTCTGGTCCCCCGTCAGGACGACCTCTTTGCCCCATCGGGTCTGATACCATTCAGACTGGATCAGCCGGCGCATCTTGGTCGAATCGCGTATAGCAAGGTTCTGGCTATGCGAGGCGCACAGGAACCGCATATGCGGATCATTGGCCCAAACGAAGCTAGGAAAGAACACAGACGTCAGGAGCGACTTGGAAAAGCCCGGCGGGACGTTAATCAGGAGCCGGTTGATCTCCCCATTGGCCACAGCCTCCAAATGATCGCAGATGGCCTGCATGTGCCATCCCCAGATCAGGGGGTTTCCCGGCTCTACGACTTTCCAAGCTTCATGGACGAAGGTAGCCAGATCACTCTGACAATTCCTCCGACTCTCCCTCAAGTTCAATTCTGCCGCGATTGGGGCCAGTGCTAATAACTGTTCCCGTGATAAGGCGTCTAAGTTCATCGTCCGACCTATCATCAAACTTGTTATGGACGGTCGTATCGACAGTCTGGGCAGGCTTGCCCCAGCCACGATCAAGAAGCGCCACGGAAGCAGCAACCCGACTAGCCGGGGGAGCGGCCTTGTCCTTCATTATCTCAGCTAGGGTCTCAATGGAATCAGTTGTCCATGCCTTAGCAAGCATGCGGACATCCATGACACCCACATACCCAACACGGGTTGTAGGATTTGGAATGCCGACTGTTCGGCCCTTTGGATTGTTGGTCTTACCTTTAGGCATGAGGTATCCAAATACCATTTTGATCTTTTGTCAACGATTGCGGTTAAGCTTTAGCTATTCAGTTACCGCTTCCTAAGCTGATCAGCGACCAGTGTGGCGTATCCGGCTATATCGTCCCAGTGATCCTCATGATCGGGATCACCATTCAAGATGCGACCAATCTTGTGGGCGATCATCTCAAGGGCTTCCGTTTGGGATGGGCCAAGCTCACCCCAGTTTTGGGTGTGGCGCATGACAGATTTCAGGCACTGGGTTGTTCCAGCATGGCGGGCGTAGTCGCCGTGGGTCTTTCCCCGCTCAATCAGAATGCTCTTGATGTCGGACATTTCCCTATCCCTAAGTTCTAGTTAAACGTGGCTACCAGAACAATACGAAGCTGATCAGGCAAACAGAAGGTATGCGTGTGATAACAGTTGTCGAAAACAACCACCTTATACTTCTCAGGCTCTATGATATGGACCACGTTCTTGTCCTCATCCATTAAGAATGTCTGGCCCTTGTCAAAGTCGTTTATATACAAAATCAATACCTTGTGATCGAACTCATGATCCTTATGGGGATCTACCCATTTCTGGGGTGAATAGGAGGTATTGTTAAAAGCTATTCGATAAATGTCGCTGACTTCCATGCCAACGGAAGCGCAAACATCCAGAAAAAGGTTCTTGGAATATTCGTAATATCCTGAATTGACTATACCTTCTTCCGGCTCACCTGACAAGGAGCGTTTCATCAAAGCATGACAAAATTGATATGGGGAATGATTATCGTCTAATGTTCGAAGAGAATACCAAGGAAAGCTATCTCCCCGGACAAGATCAAAGAATCCTTCCTGCTCCGGTGACGGGGAGAATTTACTTTCAGCGATCAACATCACCAGCCACTCCACCCACACAGGGCGACAATCCTACCCGGCTTTCCAGAACCTACAGGACCAGATGATTGCCGGGTTAGTTTCTTCTTTGCCTCATAGCGCTTCTTGGCGGCACGGCTCAACTCCCTTTGCTTGGCGGCAAATTCAGGATCAGATGCCTTTTTGGCCTTCCACTTTTCATGCCTTAGCTTACGCTTATCAGACGATTCAGTCATTCTTATCCTCCAAAGCGGCGCGGGCGGCTTCAACGAACAACGCCCTTGCGTCTTTTTCCAAAAGCATCTTGCGGTAAGAGGTGTGATTGTCTCCGATGATTTTGTCATCAATCATCGCGTCAATAAGCGCCATAAGCGCGTTGAATTGTTCGTCAGTCATTCCTTCTCTCCCAGATAAGAGGCGCGCGCGGCGCGGATATGTCCAATCAACACAGGCAAAGTGTCAGTGTCCTTGTCGCTATCCAAAATCAGATAGAAGTTGAACTCTCGCAGCGCCGCAGTAAGTTCCGCGATGCGGGCTTTTAAGGCGTCAACGTCAACCGCCAGACGATGCACGGCGAGCATTTTTTCCAACTCCGCAATCCGCGTCTCTTGCTTGCGGATCAGGCTCATAGCCTGATGACAAGCGCCAGCCTCGCCCGTGTAGCCCTTGGCGTTCAGCCAATCTTCGACGTTCACAAGGTCGGGGTAGGTGTTGGTGTAGTCAGTCATCACTTCTTCTCCAAAGCGGCGCGGGCGGCGCGGACTTCGGCTGCGCTAACCTTTCCAGCGTTCTCGCCAAATCCCCAGAAATAGCAAACGTGGCCATCAGCGCAGTCAGAAACGTCTACGTCAGCAAACGGACACAGCGCCGCTTCAAGTTCCGCGATGCGGGCGGCTTGCGCCGCAAGGGCATCGGCGGCGTCTTTGCAGTCATAGATGGACGGGACGCGAGCACGCAGCCGTGCGATTAGGTCGGTGTAGTCAGTCATCGCCAATACCTCCGCACTCTATGGTGGCGCCGATGGTGACGCGGCTTGATCTCATCCACCTTAGCTATTTCCGGCTCACTAACAGGTTCGGCCTTTTCTGTTACTTGCGGGCAAGCCTTGTAGACGACCTCAGCCGGCGGAGACCTGAGGACATATGACGTGGCCACTTTATGTGAGACACCGTATGTTTGGCACTTTACATTCCATACAGGGGTTGGGGTTGCCGCAAGCATCAGGCCAGCGCCTATGATAATGCCAAAACCAAGCATGGCAAACGGGATGGACGATGACCTCACTGCGTTTTCTCCTTGATAACCCTGATCCGGATGCGCGCTGTTCCGGGGGTTATGTTAAGGGTCTTGCAAATGTCATCGACCGCCATCCCCTTTTGCATCAACTGAAACGTATCCGCCTCAGCTTTTGTCAGTCGGGAATGACGGTCTGAATGACACGGCTCTTTTCTGCGCCGCTGTGTCTGCATATTAGGCCCGGATGGCTTTGTAACGGACAGCCGGGAACATGGTGGTCTTGGCCAGAACGCCATACAGATCCGGGGGCAAAACCTTCTCAGCTTCCTTGGCGGAAATGGTCGTGCGCTCCTGAAGGCCCACGTTAACCCGGAAATCATCGCCTTCCAGAATATCGCATCCGGTGGCAAGGATCTCCGCTTTAACCGCATCCAGAGCAGCCTGAGCGGCTTCCAGTTCGATCTTCAGGGCGGCGTAACGATCAGCAAGTTCAGATTTCATCGTGATTCTCCATTCACTTTGATGATTTGATTATACAGATTGTAAGATAACAGTCAAGCGAGAAAAATGGGCCGAAGCCCCTAATTCCTAAAAATTGTAATCGTAGAAGTAATATGGGCCTTTTGGCGCTTCTGTAAAAATGACATCTTTGTGGACCCACTGGCCTTTTTTATTCAGACGGATCGTCCTTGTTCTCATCGGACAGATGCTATCGAAAAGCCATGTCTGCTGATGCTGGTTATCGCAATGAGCGCAGAAACCGCCGGAGATAAAATTCGGCTTCCACTCCGGGTCATTTTTTGTCTCAACCCGCGCCAGCGTAATTGTCTTGCCTGACGGGCTGACCTTTTTAACAATCCACGGATAGCATTCGCTATATCCATGCTCCGTAAAATAGATACCTTCAGGGGCGTTCTTGACGTTAGCCATTTTAGTTCTCCATTGCTGATACAGTTATCTTACATATTGTCAGATAAGATGCAACAGGTAATTTGACAAAATTTCAGAAAAAAGTGATTGTCGCTCACTCCCTGAGAAGGTCACGGTTCGCGCGGGCCAACAGCCGGAATGCCGACAGCGCGGGTAGCGTAGCGCCGGGGAGACTGGAAGAATGGAGACAGAAAATGAATGACGCACAGTTTGAGGCCCTGTTGGCCGTTTTTCGTGAAATGGCTGAAGAACTTATGTTTGTCCGCGACGAACTTACTGGCTTACGCAACTTATATGCTCAAGCTAACGGTTTTGAGACAGATGATGAATATACTGAACGGTTGATGGCGTCATTTGAAGAACATTGCGATAAAATTAAAGCTTCTAAAAATGACAAACAAACCGAAAATTGAAATCCTGCCCCTGATCAAGCAGCTTGAGACGTTCCGGGTAGATCAGGAGCAAAAGCTGGAATTGGCGCAGGCAATCATGTTGGGGGCCGCAATGGGCCTCCAGCAGCAATACGATAAAATTGGAACTCTGGATCGTAAACTTGATCGGGCGAAACAGAAGAACGAAGAACTAGCCAGAAGATTATCGAAATATGAAACGCACGATCTTTGACGTCACCACGATCCGAACCCATAAATCTGGCGAAGCCCAACTTCGCTGGGAAATGGCTAAGTTAGAGTTAAAGGTCGATGAGCTTATGGAGGCAATCAAGCCGTTTGCGGAAGCTGAAATTGAATCAGAAACCAACGGTCACTTTGCCAAGGCCAAAGCCACATACGAAAAGTATCGTAAATAAAAAAAGCCCCACCAGCGGAATGGAGATGACGCTGGCGGGGCATATCACCGGGATAGGGACCGGCGAATAAGTTAGAAAGGAGAACCAGATGGTTCTGTTTTTTATTTATATTCTATCTGACAGCTAGTCAAATTTGACTGAGCGTAAATACCATGAGAAGATGAGTTTTCCTCCCTTGGTATTTGCCCCGTTTCGGCGGGGCTTTTTTTATTTCGATATTTTCCACAGGGCAGCCAGCGTCCGAAGCCCAGAGCGAACACGGACCATTCCCTCATACCCGGTGGGCGATTCTCCCGGCATAGCGCAAAACCGAATCAGATCGGCCTCAGTCGCCGGGCTTACCATCAGCAAAGCCGTGTGGGCGTCATTGTAGCGTGTCATGACAGTGATGTGCCGCTTAGCCTCACGATCACCCTGCTCAGTATCTACATCAATTTCAGCAGCCCTTGTTGGGCGCTCTCCGGTGGATGTCTTTGGGGCACGGGGACCACCAATCACCCCGATATACTGAGCGTGGAGATCCCCAAACCGCTTGGCGGCTTCATACTCAATATCGTCGATCATCTTCTGGAGATAACAAAGCCCGGCCACGCTGCCCCATTGGGGATCAGCCATGCCAAGTATAGCCGCACTGCGGAGACGTTTTATGGCAGCCGGAGACGGTCCTTCCTCAGCCGGACGGATCTGGCCAGCAGGGTAACGATCACCTTCTTTGCGCTTGCGACCAGCCCTAGCCATTAAGACCTCCAGATTGACGGATTTTATTCTGAACTTTTGCCCAAGCTATATTTCTGGATTTGACCCAATTAAAAATAGTGGCGTCCGGGAACTCCGGCCTTTCGTCTAAACCCTTTGGCCAGACTCCAAAAGCCTCTTTGTATTTGTGAGCCACCCAGCCTTTGTTATATCCCCGATCTTTGGCAATCCAAAGAAGCCCAGAATACCAAGCCTGCTTGTCGTCGCGCTCATATTTGCCGACTTTACCCTTGCGCCCCAACTCAGCAAGCGCTCCCTCATGAACAGCGACGTTACTGACAGGAGGCGGAAACTGATATCCGCATGAAGGGCAATCAGATTCTTTTGGCAAAAGAACAAATTGACAGCACGGGCAAAGTCGCGGTTTCTTTTTATTCTTTTCTTGCTTGCGCTTTTCCGCAGCCGTGGCAGCCTTGGCTGATGCAAAACCATCGTAGTGGATTTCATCAGGTCGGCCAAGGTTGAGCGCTGTATTGCTATGATCCAGTATGAGGCAATCAGTCTTGCCACTCTCAGGATCTTGGCGAAGCCCACGACCGACAATCTGAATGAACAACATCTCAGATTTGGTAGGACGGGCCATGATGATGCAAGATACAAACGGCGCATCAACGCCAGTTGTCATGGTGCCAATGTTGCATATGACGCTTAAATGCCCAGTTTTTAACTGAGCCACAAGATTTTCACGTTCCTCAACTTTTGTGTAAGCATCAACATATCCAGCCGGTATGCCAGCCCGTAAAAATTGAGCCTGAACCTCTTGAGCATGTTTGCGGTTTACACAGAAACAAAACGTCGGACGCCCATTAGCTTTTTCACGCCATGTATTCACAATGTCAGCTATAAGAGTTGCATCGACCATGATCTTTTCTAAATCTGATTCGACGTAGTCGCCCATTCTAACCCTAGCCTTGGAAAGATCAGGCTGTGCGGGGGCGTAATATTTAAAAGGCGACAGATGCTTTTGTTCAATCAACTCCGCAAGCGTAGAAACTACAATCATCTTGGACCAAAGGTCTCCCATGCCATTGGCCCAAGGCGTGGCTGACAGACCTATGAATGTTATGTGCGGCGCTTCATTCATCCAACGCTGATATATCTTACGATTAATATGGCACTCATCAAAAATAACCATATCAGCTTCTGGTAGCTTAGGACGACGCTCCAAAGTTTGCGCCGATGCAATCTGTATTGGCTTGGAGTAGTTGGTAAGTTGGTGATCACCTTGTATGATGCTCATATCTCTGGCGTCCATGCCAGCGCGTTCAAATGCCCGCCAAGTTTGATTAATTAAACTTAGAAATGGAACAACAAACACAACGCGCTTGTTTTTCTCACGGGCAAGCGCAAATATCTCAGATGCGATCAGAGTCTTTCCAGATCCAGTCGGCGCAGACAAAACTGGTTTATGACCAGAAATTATCTCCGTCCGGACGGAATCTATGGCTGTTTGCTGATAGTCACGAAGCTCCATTCTATTCCCCTATCAAACCAGTTTTACAACTTTGGCATGCTCCTTAGGCACATACCAATCAGTCTCTACCGTTCCATAATTTTTCTTAGTTCTTGTTTCTTTGAACCAGTATATCACGCTCTCCAACGGCGTAACGATACCATATCTGAAATCACTTGATACAGTAACCCATTTATAGGTTCTGCGAAAGTTCATCCTATGCTCGCGGGCTAACAAAACATTTGGGTAGGGGAATTCCTCAACGCTGATAAATGGTTTGGTTTTGTAGTCGTGGCTTTTAACATCAACCTCATACCAGACGTCGTCTTTTTTATAGAATAGGTCTCCGTTATCGCTAAATTTCTTACGATCTTCTATGTTTTCCCGTATTATCTTCTCAGGCAATCGAACCTCAAAACCGCAGCGTTCAAGGTAACGGGCGACAGCCTCCTCAGCCTGCCTACCTCTCTCAGCCCGTCTTTTGAACTCATCGTTCAGATAGTCTCTCTTGCTGCTATCCTTCAGGACGTCAGCAATCGACTTGGTTTTTTTCGGCTCCGGTAATCCCCAGTCATAGTCATCCATGTCTACATTCCCTGCCATTTAGGCATAGCTCCCTCTCCCGTATGCTCCGATACCACCCCTTGGAGCCTATTGGCTGGGATGGACGCCCCCGGCGGCTTAAGCTGTGCCATTGGGGACCATACGGACGGGTTAGACAGCGGTTCTGGTATTCCCTGACTAGGATGGGCTGTTCACCCTAACGGCATCCCCTTGCCGCTCCGGCCTCTCCATGAGGACTTGTGGTATCGTCTGCATCGTCAGGTATGGTGGATCTTTCCGCAAGATTTCCCACCGGGCCGGGACAGCCCCCATTTTCTGGTATTTCCCGATTTTGTCCCCGCTCAATCGGATGCCAAGATCCGGGCGGCTCGCCTAAGCTGGCGGCTGATTAGGGAAGCTAAGCCAAAGGCTATTTATGCTCCCCTATTTTTTTCATTAAACGGGAAACCTCACGGGCATAGCCAAGCATTTCTTGAACTGTGCTTTCCGCGATGGTGATTCCGGCAAGGTCGATCCCCCGGCGGGCATGATCGGCCAAATCAGCAAGCTGCCCCAAAAGAGCATAAAGCTCCATGGCGTCAGTCATCTTTTGACTGTTCGCCTTTGTATGCGATTGTCCGGGTTGATTTTGGGTAAGCTTGGGCGTATTTATCTTGCTAGCCGATGGCATAGCCGTTTACTCCGGTTGTCTCCAGTGTCATCCGGTCAGGGGTTGCAGCCCCGAACCATTCCCAGAGTATGACGGCGGCTGGCTCCAAGTCAAGCCGCCGTCGTCATTCCGGGCCTATTAATTCGGCCTAATTATCTTGCTCTGGTTAAGCTCACGTTCAGACTGGTCAATATGCTGACGGGCCGAATCAAGTATCTCCGCAGCATTGTCCATCATCTTATTCCGCAGACGGTCACGACCTTCCGGCCCATCGGCAAAGAACAAGCCGCGCGCCATCAGATGAGCCGCGACATGAACAGACATGAAGATCATTGCTGTCGCATCGAAGTTATTGGCTTTGCAATACTCATCAACGACGCTCATGCAAGTATCCACGACCTCAAGTGTCACGGCGTCAACGCGGGACGTCTCAGCGAAAGATTCTGTATCCTCTGACATCTTTTAGCTTCCTCTATTCTCTCATGCTCAATAGCAGCTTCTTTCTTGCACAGCGCAGAAAGTTCATCGACGTATTTGATCCATTGCTTATTGTTCTTTTTTATTTCTTCATCGACCTTTTTGCAGGCATGGATAACGGTGGTGTGATCACGACCGCCAAACCATTTTCCAACTTGCGGCGTTGAAAGGTCCGTAAGTTTGCGGGCGACATATATCGTCACCTGACGGGGAGCCATGTATTTCAGCGAACGCTTGTGCGATATAATGTCATCAATAGACATGCCAAAATACCGATGCGCCATTTTAAGAACAACGCTCATACGAATCGTAAGGTTTTCAGGTTCTCCATTTTCAATTTTCAAAACTTCCTGATCAAGAAGTTTATACAACCGGCGCAACTCAGAAGCGGCAATACGCAAAACCTTCAAACCTGTGGTTTCGTATTGTTTCTCTAACAAGTGAACAATATCGTTAGAGTCTACAAAATTTTTATCTGTCGCCACTTTTTCCTCCCTAGCGATTAGAGGGCGTATACATCACCTTCCTGCAATGTGTGCAGTAAGGGACAGGCGAACCAAGTTCGACATCAGCGCCGCAAAAGTAGAAAGGCTTATCCCCTATAACGAAGCGGCACATCCGGCTAGTTAAATTTTCAAACAGCACAGCTTTGGCTTTAGGATTAGGAAACGTCGTGCGCTTACTAATACCGTCAGATGCGACTTTCACCGTTTTAGGAACAGGCTTTTTAAGCGCCCGCCAACCAGTTTCAGTCCCTCTAGGGGTCAATCCATATTTATACGCTTTGTCGCGGATTGTGCTGCTCTCAACCCCAAAGTAATGCCCAATGTCAGTGCTGGAGATTCCGCTATGCCAATAGCTAACAAAGGTCTCCATGGATTTATTTTTCCATTGCTCAGGTTCGGGCAAATTAAAATCGCCATCAGCCTTTAAACGATGGATTTTCCCAATCATGGAGTTTCGGGTTACGCGAACACCAAATTTGTGGTTTACGCCATTAGCTGCCTCGCCCATAGATCCGCCAGCAGCCAATATCTTTTTCGCGTGCTCAACCCACTCATGTTGCCACTTAATTGCTTCCTTCGCCATCTCTAGGTTCTCCATTCCATGTATCCTTAGTTTTTATGCCGTAATACGCAAAAGCTTCACGAATATCGTCAATCGAACGCGCCAGAATAATCTTGTGGCCTATCGTATCAAGCATGGCGTGAACGTGTTTTTGGTTGTCGCTCAACCGGCCAATAGGTGACTTAACCTCTATCCAAATCACTTCACGGTTAGGCAAAGCAAGAATCAAATCAGGAGCGCCCGGCAGGAAACCCGGCACAGCGTTGGCAGGGCGACCAGATGCAGTGCGCTGCGAACCGTTGGGAATCGCCATCAATACAGCCCTTGGAAGGACTGAACGGATGTATTGCACGATCCCGCGCTGAATACCGGATTCTATCTGCCTGCGCTTGATTACCACTGATTAAACCCCGGAAAGCGGGCGCGAAGCGCAAGGTGAAGAACCTGAGCATCCAGATCGGTATAAACCTGTTCAGGAATACCAGCTTCCTTGTAGCATTCGAACCTTTTGACCTGATACATTGGTATATCTTCTGGCAAACACCGGAGCATTTTGGTGCGCCAGTCAGCCTTTGAATAGGAAAGGCTGCTATAGTTCGACGCATGGTCTGTGAGGTCGTCGGTCATATGGCCTCCGGGAAATCCGTCAATTTTATCTTATTGTTGGACGCCTGAACAATCTTAATACGCCACGCAGCGGAAACACCGCGTCTGCGCCATTGGTATATCGCCCCTATAGTTGCGCCAAGGTCTTTGGCGACCTGTTCAATTGCGGGGGTAGTTTTGGGGTTGGGTAAGGCTTTTTTAGTCATACACACATTCCTACAGAACAATCTTACAATTTGTCAACTCCACCCTTGACATGCTATAAAATGCTAGCGTATTGGTATTGTCGGAATGGAGATCCGCTATGACATACGAAACCGAAACCTACCTTAATTTCATGGGCCGCGATTTTGTGGCCATGATTGAATACACCGTATCCGATTGGGGCGCTCCCGCTCTGATTGACTACAATTACGGTGGCGATCCCGGTTGGGGGCCTGAATGGGACATAGAGGCCATTACCCTGCATGAAGATCGTGAAGGTGACTTAGGGCCGGATTTTGTTGTTACCGGAAAACTGTTCCAGTCGTTGGCAGACAACGTAAAAATTTACGATGCTGTTAACGATTCCGTAAACTACAAAGCTCAGGATAGGGACTATGAAGAAGATTACGACTAAACCCAAATATGACAGGAAAGCCGTCATGCGCGATGCTCATCGTCAGTGGCGGCAATCTCAGAGGCTTGGCCTTGGCTGGACTTGGGGCAAGTGCATTTCACGCGCTTGGGAAGCAGCCAGAGGTCGGGAGGCAATCCGGTTACAAAAAACTAAAGTGAGCCGGGATATCATCCGTCTTGCAGCTTGAATGGAGAACTAACATGAGGACGTCTAGAAACGTGTCATATTTTGCAAATGGCCCGCTTAAAGCTTTCGTGTATAAAAACGGCAAGCATCTGGCTTTGGAAATTGGCGATAACAATACCGACACTTTGGCTACCGATAAGGTGGGTATATTTGTCGATCCTAAATACGCCAAGCATCTGTCTATAGCCGTGCTTGCGTTTAACGAAGCTTGGAAAACCGTCGAATCTGAAATCAATAAGGAAAATGAACATGAATAACCCGAACGTCATTGTTCAGGGAACGCCAGAATGGTTTGCGGCGCGGAGGGGCAAAGTTACTGCCTCCCGCGTTGCGGATTTGATGGCTAGGACTAAATCAGGTTTTGCCGCTAGCCGGACAAATTACAAGGCTGAACTGGTGCTTGAAATCCTCACCGGGACAACTGCTGTTGGGTTTGTTTCAGAGGCAATGAAATGGGGAACGGAACAGGAGCCTAACGCCCGTGCAGCATATGCGGCAACGATCTTCGATACAGTCACTGAAGTCGGCTTTGTTGACCATCCTGACATTCTGGGCGCTGGTTGCTCTCCTGACGGTCTTGTTGGAGATGACGGGATTATTGAAATTAAGTGCCCCAATACCGCAACATACCTTGAGATTCTTTTGAGCGATATTATTCCTCAAAAGTGGCAAACACAGATCCAGATGCAACTTGACTGCACTGGCCGTAAATGGTGTGATTTTGTCTGTTATGACCCCCGTATGCCTGAAGGCGCACAGCTTTACGTCCAGCGCGTAGAGCGGGATGAAATGTTCATATCAACCATGAGGGAGATGATTCAGACGTTTATCAAAGAACTGAATGACGACGTTCATCAAATTAAAGCTAAGATAAAGGAGAAGCAGAATGTCTAGTCCCTTTCAGAGTGAGACAGTTGGTGCGGTCTTTGGCGCTCTTGCCGAAGCCCAAAAGACGATCCAAAATCCTACCAAGAACGCTAAAAACTCACACTTTAAAAACACATACACGACGCTGGACGAAGGTTTAAACGTCGTTCGTGAGGCTTTGTCGGCTGTCGGTATATGCGTGTTTCAGCGCACATATCTCACCGATACCTTGTTGATGATGGAAACCGTCCTTGGCCATGCCAGTGGAGAATGGTTAGCTAGCCATTACCCGGTCATTGCGGTCCCGTATAAACCGCAGGATGGACTTGCCGCTCTTACCTACGCCCGTCGCGGAGCTTTGTTTGCGGCGGTTGGTATTGCTGGCGAAGATGATGATGGGAACACAGCCAACAAAGCAACCATTATATCTACGGGCAAAGATGATGTTGAATCTACCAAATTGCTTGCGGTTATGATGGAAGATTTGCGTAAATGTAAATCATCCGATGATCTGACCATATGGACTGTGTCCAATAAGCCTAATAAAAATAAGCTTACACTGTCTGATCAGGCTGTGATTGTCCGTGAATATAAGGCGGTTGAGAAATATATTAACGATGTCGCTACAGGAGAAGATAATGGCTAAATATGAACACGCTGAAGGCAAAGGACGTATTTTTAAAAATCTGGAGCGCAAGTCTGATAAACACCCTAATTTTGGCGGTTCTGCTAAATGGAAGGGTGAGGAGATTCAGATTTCCGGTTGGGTAAACATGGGCGATGACGGGAAAGTCGCTTCCATTAGCCTGACGCTCCAAGAACCTTACAATAAGTCTAAATCCAACTCAGGTGATGATTTTTAATGTCTACTCCCATATCCGAACGCTACAGGCTAGTAGCTAAGGAATGGGTCGAACTGGATCATGCAGCGCGGCTGATGGAGGAAACAAAGTCAGCCGTTCTGTCCCAGATGATGGCCGTTCTTGGCGATATGCCGGTTAGCCGTGCTGAGTTGCAGGTTAAAGCCTCTGACGATTGGCACAAATTTGTAAAGAGCATGGTGGACGCTAGGACATCTGCTAACCTCAAGAAAGTGGAAATGGAATGGATAAAGATGAGGTTCAGCGAACAGCAAAGCCGCGAGGCAACAGAGAGAGCAGAACGCAAGTTGTAAAGGCTCAACTCAACGTGCGGATCACTGCCTCACTGCTTAAGCGTCTGCGCCAACTTTCCCGTAAAACTGGCCGGTCACAGTCTTGGCTGGTCGAACATGCGATTTGCCAGACTTTGGAAATGAACAATGGCTAGGCGCAATTTTACCAAAGCCGTTATGGTGCAGCGCATCAAAGCTGCGACAGTAAACGGTCAGGTGTTTTGCGAAAGCTGCGGGGCGTTATGCGTCAAGTTTGAGATTGACCATATCCGCCCCGATGGTCTTTTGGGTGAACCTACGTTTGAAAATAGCCGGTTGCTTTGCGTTCCGTGTCACGCGGAAAAAACCAAAGATGATGTCGCCCGTATAGCAAAAGCCAAGCGGGTGGAAGCCAAGCACCTTGGGGCCAAAATCCCTAAGCAAAAGATTCAGTCGCGTGGTTTCCCAAAACGGGAAAAAAAAGAGAAAATTCCCTTGCCTCCCCGGCGTGGGATATTTGAATAATTGACATCCTGTAAGATATGAGTATGCTAGCAAACACTAGCAGAATGGAGGATGACATGCGTAAATTGATTCTGGCCGTCACCTTATTGGCGTCTACTACCGCCATGGCCGACGATTACATTGGAAGCTTATCTCGCAACCAGTTTGCCCCGGACGGCGTTCGTAACCCGTGGTCAAAGTGGAACAATTGCTTTTACCCGGACAGCCCCTGCAACCGCTTTGGACCCTATGGAAACCGTTTCAGCCCCTACAGCGGGTTGAATGAATTTTCTGTAGATGCCCCCCGCGTCTATGGCGGCCCGTTTGATGAGGCCGATCCTTACCTTAGCTCCAGCGATGATCTGGGTTATGGGCTGGAAGCCTACGAATGAGTTTGGTCTACATTGGGATGGGTCTCACCGGCCTATTCATGGCTTTGTCTGCGTCCGGCGTATTTAGCGTTCTTAGACAGAGAATCCGTAGAAATCCTTTTGGGCAGCGCACTGGTCCAAAAGTAAACACTATTATCCAAGTGCAAAAGGAGAACGAAAATGAGTCTTGATGTTGCGCGCTTGTCCGTTGTGACGGGGTCTAGCGTTGATCTTGAAACCCGTTGCCGGTCGATCGCCCGCAATGCGGTTCAGGCTTCTCGTGAGGCCCATGGTCGCGCTGATGCGCCCTATACGGATGATGAGGTGCGCCGTGAGCGGATCATTGAAAAGGCGCTTGCCTTGGCGGTTAATGACTACTCTGAAGGAGGAGACCACGCCCCTTTAGTGTCAGCCACCCAGCCCCACAATCCCACAATGTCACGGATCAACGACATTCTGGAAAAGGGTCTGGAGGCCGAAATCGCCACAACCGTCGCCGCCACGCAACCCAGCGGGGCTAGCCCTAAGAAGTAATTTGACATTTTGTCAGATAAGATTACATTGGTGGGGAATGGAGGACATCATGGGCGATTTTACTACACCCCCACCAAACAATGCCCCGGTAGCCATCTATGAGGATGGCGGCGGTCTGGTAACTAAATACCAGCAGATGGCCATGCAATATCGGCTAGAGGGCCGCAAGGTTAAGATCCTTGGCTCCTGCCGGTCAGCTTGTGTTCTGGCCCTGTCGGTTCCCAACGTCTGCGTTGGCCCCAATGCCGTGGTCAAAGCCCATCAAGCTTATGAGGCGGATACCGGCGTCCGTAGACCCGACATCACAGCCGTTATGATGAATAGCCTGCCTGACAAAGTCCGTCAGCGTCTGGAGCCCAATATCCAGACTACCTATAATGCAAGAACCACCCTGCATTATTCCGACCTTGTTAGTCTGGGGATCAAGCCCTGCGACGGCTACCGGGTTGTCAAAACCAAACCTGTAAGCCATCCGCTTGCAGTCAATAATCCAATCTCATCTTTGATCGCATCAATCAGGAGCAAGTTCTATGGCAACCCGTAAAACCAAAATTCCGGCACTAACGGACATTCGCGTTCTTCAGCAATGGAAGATTCAGCCGGATCAGAACGGCATGGACAGTTATGTGCTTGCCGGCTGGGAGCTTCAGGTTCAGCGCGGAACGGACGAATGGGAAAAGCTGGACGTTGAAAACGTCGTTATCCCTGATGGCCCGGAGGTCGCCGGCAATGGTTGATTTAGGGCCCGGCATGTCTCACGCGGTCGTCGCCAGACGGCATGAGCCTCAAAACAGCTTAGATGATTTCCCAACCCCTCCATGGGCCACGCGCGCTCTGATGGAGCATGTCATTAAACCAAGTGAGTTTGGCCATGGAATCCAGCGCTCTAGTGTATGGGAACCAGCATGTGGCAGAGGATTTATGTCCCGTCCACTTAGTGAATATTTCAAATCCGTTCTGTCAACAGACATCGCAGATTATGGTTGGAACGGACAACACGGATCTTGCGATTATACATCCGGAAAGTTTGAGCCAGCTAATATTGAATGGGTCATTACAAACCCACCATTCAAAAGAGCGCATGATTTTATTAACCACAGCCGCAGAACCAGAAAGTCTGTTGCAGTTCTTGTTCGAACCAGCTTCTTGGAAGGAGTTCGACGCTTTAATCAACTCTATGGTGTCAGCCCCCCGGACATCATTGGACAGTTTAGTGAGCGCGTTCCCATGGTCAAAGCGCGCGTTGACAAAAATGCCTCAACAGCAACGGCTTATTGCTGGCTTGTTTGGGGATCAAAAGCCGATGGGAATATTGGCACACGCACTAAATTTGTCTGGATTCCGCCGTGCCGAAAGGATCTTGAGCGGGAAGAAGATTATAACACAGAGAAAGAATGGAGATGATGAAATGGCGCATTTTGAAAGGGTATTTGATAGGACAACAATTATGGGGAAATGACCATGTCCAAGATATTCATGCCAGCCTATTGGCCTTTGTTCAAAACAGCAGAGCTTCGCCGGTTTGATTATACGGCAGTCGATGACAGTATGCCTCCGATCACCGCTGTCTTTTCATACGACAAGGGCACTGATTCGATGCTCTATATCGACTATGACGCTCACCTGACATGGAAAGACACTTGGTATTACCGCTACAACGTCGGTAGCGGAATCAACGAATGGCGGGATGATTATCCGGGCAAAAAGGTCGTGATGAAGCCGCCGATTGCATGGGGCGAATACTACGACATAGGGCAGGATTTAGTGACCTACCCCAAAATGGACCCGTTTCAGTCTTGGCCCCCAGCCTTGGCTAAGGGTATCCAGATCGTCCATATGGAAAACTTGCTTAGCAAGTTCCGCGTTCAAACAGGGGAGATGTATCAGAATGTGATACAGTTTACCTATCTCCAATCATGGGATGGCAAGCCGGGCGCTGGGGCGCGTTATTGGATGGCTGAAGGGGTTGGGCCTGTAGCGGTTCAATGGTTGGCCCAAGACCCTAAAGACCCTTACGGAAAGCCTTTGATTCAGACTGCCCGCATGGATGCTGTGGTTTCTACTGTTAACGCTCTCACATCGTAATGCGGCAGGCGTCACGGGTCTTTTTGTAGTCCACTATCATCTGAGCAACAGCGGAATCTTTAGGAAGCCGTTCAAGCTCATCAGCGGCCCGGCGCTGTGTCTGGGCGCTATATTGAACTAACGGGGGGCAGCCGCTCCCCGTGTTAAGCTGCGTAGAACAACCGGCCAAGCTAGAACTTGCCATTACGAAGATCGTCAACAACCTCGCCACGGGTTTTCTCCTTGAGCATTTCCGCAGCGCGTTTGTCGGCTAGCTCCTTGTCTTTTTTTAGACGGTCCTTCTGCTCCTCAAGCTTCCCCATTTCCTCAGATACAGCCATGGCTACCCGCACAAGCAGATAAACCAATATCAGAACGCCAATGAGGACGGAGATGAGGATACTCACTGCTGAACCGATCCGCCCGTGACGTTGCTATCTTTAGCAGCGCCACCAACGCCGACAATCGCCATAACGAAAGGCCAAACCTGATCAAACGGCGGAAGCGGAATCACAGACGGCCACAGGCCAGCGTAGTTGAGAGCATACGCAGCTAACGGGATGAGGCCAGAAACCGTCGTTTTCCAGTTCACTAAAAGCTTGTTCATTTTAATCTCCTAATTGCAGGGGTTTGATGTTCGATCCCTAGCCAAACACTCATAGAACTTGGCGCTTTCGCAACCTGCCAACATACTTACGCTCAATAACATGACAGAATACATGGCTGCCATCAGCAGATATGCGAAAGTTTCTTTCATTTTCCCGGTCCTTGTTTGGCTTGGGTTAGTGCGTCAAGGTAAGACTGAGCATAGCCAGCAATCAGCTTTGCCCTATCTGTCCCATTAATGATGCGGCGAGCGCCAACAAAGTCAGGCGTCTTGCCCGGCTTGATATAATCAGCCAGCTTTTTGCCAGTGAACATACCAAAGATCATGCCACGGAACGCAATATCCAAAGACACCGGCCAAGAAAGGGCCGAATCAGGATTGTTTGCAATTCCGAATTTGACGTAATTATATTTCCAAGTGATTTGAATCAATCCACGCCCGATCCAGTCAGGGGCATAGCGCTTTGTTTTAAAATAAGCCGGAGAGCCCATCTCCTTGATCGGCTGCATCGTAAAAGCAGTTTCGTGAGTAACCGTGGCCAAAAGATAAGCCAATTCCGCATCAGACATTTTTGGCCAGTTTGCATCACGATAAGCGACGATGCGATTGATTCCGTCAACCTGCTTTTGGTTAAGCTTACCGCCAAAAACAGCACGTCGGATGCGGTCGAAGAAATAATCCATATTCATTGTATGGTCCTTAATTCGTGGTATATGCCCTGTCCAAGCTTGTAGCAAAGTATGCACAACCAAACGACCGCCACGCACTTACATAAGCGCATAAGAAAATCGTAATGGTCTGGGTGCATCATGTCCAGTTGACCACTACATAGCCGGTCGAACCTGTTCCGCCGTTGCCGCCTCTGGTTCCTGCGTCGTTGCCGCCGGCACCACCACCACCACCACCATTAACAACTACACTGATGGAGCCGCCAATTGCGGGAGCGCCAGCATCTGAAACATACCAAGTTTTGGTAGTGCGGCCACCAGAGCCACCGGAGCCGCCATTGTAACCACCGTTACCGCCACCGCCGCCACCGCCGCCAACGCCGCCACCTGAAACAACAGTTCCACCTGATCCGCCGCCAGCAAATCCGGGTTGTCCGGGATTGCGAGGGAACCCAGCAAAGAAGTCGCCGCCACCATAACCACCGCCGCCGCCGTTTGCGATGACAGTAGTAGACGATGAAAAATATACACTGCCACCCGTGCCGCCGTCGCCACCATAAGCACCAGACGAAAAGCCGTCGTTAGAGCCGCCACCACCACCGCCTCCGCCTGAGCCATAACAGGTAACTGTTAAATACTCATAGGCCGGGACGGTAAAAGTGTTGCTACCGGTATAGGTGATAGACCCAGCAACCGGGAAAACCTTTTTCCACGACCCAGAATCTTTTACCCAAAGGACAAACACTCTTTTCCACGATCCGCTATCTTTTACATATAAGGCGGAAGGCTGAGTCCAAGACCCAGAGTTTTTAACCCATAAAGGCATAGGTTAGACTTTCATCCAGAGCCAGTTCTGTGAACCTTGAGCGGGATCAGGGTCGCTAGAAGAAATAATATACTTGTCTGCCTGATAGGGGATTTTGGCGTTAGCATCCAAGTTAACGCAGTTTCCAGTCAAGAGACCCTGAGTGACAAGACCCGCGACCGCATTTGTGGCAACGGCAGGAATATTACCACTATCGGCAAGTCGGATGTTTGTTCCGTTACTAAAAACTGTGAGGGTTTTACCCTGAACAGAATTGACACCAACGGAGCCAACAGCAGTCGTCTTAATTGTTACAGTAAATGATCCGGAAGTTGCGTCATCAATAATCCAGAATCCGCCAATGGTTGACGGAATAAAGATCGTGAGATTGGCCAGCAATGTTCCAGTTAGATATAAGCGTAAGTTCTGAGCCGAAGTGGAAACAGTTGGCGGGTCTGTGTAAGAAGGGAAAGTCGGGACAGTAAGGATGACGTTGGAATTTGACAAGCTCAGGGTTGTCGTTCCCGAAATAGCCGCCTCAAGCGTCTGCCAGTTGGCGTATAGCGGCTCATCCCATGTATCGACATAAGCGCCGCGAGAAGGTTCGATAAGCCCAAGCTTACCGGATGTATATGTATCAGGCACCGTTCTTATCCTTCTTTAGCGTTATTCAGGCCAGCAGCGATATGTTCATCCGACATATTCATTAGAGGCTTTGAGCCTTCGGCCAATTCAGCATGAGCTTTGCGGGCAGCCCTTTCTAAAAGGGTAAGGCGCTTGGCAGGGTAAACCTTACCGCCAGACTTGCGCTCTTCACGCTCCCAAGGCTGCATACCGGAAAGGGTAGCGCCTATGCCGACATTTTTTGCCTTAACAGCGGATGTAGGATTCTTTCTGGGCATGTTCTTCCTCAGTCCACCAACGCGGATAAGCTCAAGAAGATCATCAACCGCCGCCGCAGTTGCACGATCAGCATATGCTTTCGACAACTGGCCACCAGCAATCAACGGAGCAAATTTCGGATTGTGTGCAACCGCTCCAAGCTCAAGAAGCGCGTGAAGTCCGTTGCCGCCCGGAGCAATCTTACCAAACAAACGGGCGAGATCACGTCCAGCAGACGGCTCAACAACAGCGCGCATTGCGGCAAGCTCATCGGGCGTCCATCCGCCGGGCTTGCGTTTATTTTCTTTTATAATTTTAGTGATGGCTTGCTTAAGTTTATTATTGATGTTGCCACCAGAACCAGTAGATGCCGTTTCAAGGATAGCGTTATCAATAATATCCTCAACTTTTTGGGTCTTACGCGCAAGCTTCCAATAGTTTCGGGCTTCCTGCAAAGACTTAACAGCTTCAGGAGCGTTGCCGCCAATCACGTTCTGAGGACTTAACCTATCCAAAAGGTCATCTATGCCTTCATGGAATGCTTTGCCCATAAGCCGTGTTTGAGCATTAGGACTGGAAGAAGCGTTACGGGCTATTTGATTGATGATATCAATGCCTTTTAGCGTCGTGTAATTAGGGCGACCCTGCATCGTAGGCATACTAAGCTTATAAAGCTCATCTAAAGCAACTTGAACCTCAGGCTGATTTTTTTGATGGTAGCCAAGGTCTGTGAGGTTGCTTCTGATTCGGTCGTAAGCGTTCTTAATTTCACTAGGCTGGACCATAATGCCTTGGCTTTCTGAAGCTTTATAAGCATCACGGGCAGCATCGAACAATTCATCTTTGGACATTACACCGGGCGTCGGCTTAATAAATCCAAGTTTCTGACCAATCGGCCTAGCTATGGTCCCAACGATGGGAGCAGCGGCAGCGCCAGCCGCGCCAACCCCAGCGCCGATAAGCGCATTTTGTGCGCGTTCCTCAAGTGTAACGCCTTCACCAGCGCCATAGGCCGCACCAACCCCAGCACCTGCGCCGACATGAACCGCACCACGGGCAGCCGGAGCCAGCATCTTGGGAACCGCTTCACCAGCCATTTCAGCCGCAGCCCGCTCACCAGCGGCCAAAGCCCTAGTGCCGGGGGCCATGATCTGAGCGCCAATACCCGTCGCCATGCCCGCCGTTTGGGTGAGGGGATATTCCTCACCTAATATCTGCTGAGCTTGTTCCTGACGACGCTTAGCCTGCTCAAACCGCTCTCCGGCAGTTCCCTCAAGCTCATTGCCCCAAAGATATGAAGCCCCAGTTTTAAGGCCAGCAGCAACGTCTTTAGCAAATGGAATGGTGGAACCTACACCGGTTACAAAAGCGCCAGCCTGCGGTAGATAACTGGCGTTTTCCTGAGCCTTTTGGCGCATGGCTTCTTCTTCAAAAAGCCTCTGCATTTCTTCCTGAGACGGCCCTGACTGGGCTTGCTCAGAAGGGCCAGCGCCAGAACCTGCGCCCCCACCAAAAAGGGCGTCAAGTTCTTCAAAGGTAGGTTCGCCAGCCATTATTGCCGTCCCTTTTTCATTTCTTCATATTTTGCACGAAGCTGCTCAGGCGTCATGCCATATTTCTTGGCCATGGCCTCTATGCTTCCAGATTCACCAGAGACGCGAGAGCGAATTTTTTCCAGAGCATCCTTGGCGTGACCACGGACAACACCATAGTTGATGTCGCCAACTTCAATGGCGTCAGACTTCATCGTCTTGCGCCACTGATCCTCAAGAGCATTGACCTTGCTCTCAAACAATTTGGCTTCCTGAGCAATAACCGCATCAAGTTCCTGCGGAGTATTAGCCGAACTCATGCGACCAATCGCGCGCTGAATGTCGGCTTCAGTTCCGCCAGTTCCACGATAGAACTTCGTAGCTTCTTCAATGAAACGATCCTTGGTCGCCTCAAAAGCCTCAAGTTTTGGATTACCGACAGTCATGCTCTTGCCGTGCTGCTTAGCCCAATTCCAAGCTTTGAAGCCGGTATTGCCAAGGGCATGAGCCGCATCTGACAATTCGCCAAGATGACCAATAGCCGTGTTGCCAGCAATGATTTGACCGCCCGCCTTAGTAGGCTCAGTCGCATTAAATGAGTCACGAACCTTCTTACGCTGTTCAGAATAATCAGGATCATACTGAGTAACAGCACGACGGAGGGGCTGAGAATACCGGCCCGGAGGAATTGCCTGCCTGCCTTCAGCAATTGATTTAACCTGAAGCGCAGTATCGCCCGGAAGCGTATTCAAGAACTCCTCACCATGCAGACCTTCCGCGCCGGTTTGAGTCGTGCGCGACGTAGATCCACGCGACGGCTCAAGCGGCTGGCCGACGTTTTCGCCAGACACCCACCCGCGAATCGGATAGCCAAATTCATCAGTCCCGATAACGCCGATCTTACCCGTCCGACGCGCGCGTTCCGCAGCCTCAAGAACATTGCGCTTGTGCTGCATTTCGGTTTGCCAATGCTGCTCAGTTGTGCGGCGCTGCTCCATTTCACGGGCTAAGCGGGCCTCAGCAGCCTGCTGTGCGCGTTCTTGGGCAGAGGCGCTCTGATAATACTCAAGACCACGCAAGCCACCTTCGCCAATCGCCTGAAGCGGATTCACACGATCAGAGGCCATCATGCCAAGTCCAGCCGCCAAAAGCGCCTGAGAGGCCGGACCCCAAGTCATCGGCTTGCCGGTGATCGGAGAAGTCAGGCCTCCAAAACCCGGCTGCTGCGGCTGTTCGCGCTGCTCCGGTCTGTCTGTCGCAACAATACGGTCATTCGGGTCAACCTGATCATCGGCGGCAAGGGCTTCTGACGTAAACCCAGCTTGGTCCTCATCCATCGGCTCATCGCTGAGCATTTCAGGATCAAGATTAGCAAGAGGATCTCCACCGTCAGCCATGCCGACGCGACCGCCATATTGCTTAAACAGATCGCCAATATCGCCAAGGTCGAAGCCGCCACCGGATGTTTCGCCGCCGCCGACGTCCCACATAGACGCGCCCTTGTGCAAGGACATGGGCTTCTCACCCATGATTTCATCAAGAGCCTTGCCAATCGGGTCACTAGCCCAAGGTTCATAGTCGCGGTAGTCACCGAAGAACTTGCCATTCTCACCAGCCGGAGCGGCAGGCTCAGCACGTTTCGGAGCCGGGGAAGGAGCAGCGCGCTCAGGCTCACTTTCAGCAACAATTGGACGATCCCAAGGCATGTCGGGTTGGGACGCCTGCGGACCCATATCAGACGGTGCAAATGTGCCAAATCCCTGCGGCTGCGCGCCCATAAGGTCACGATCACCGGCCATTCCGGGAGGAGTGAAGCTTTCCATATCAAGACCTGAAATACCAGTCTTGGGCGTTCCCATGGCGGCGTTCAAGGAGCTAGGATTAAGCTGCTTCGTCGCCTGCAACCCAGCCAACTGGCTTGGACCCTGAATAGACTCAAAACCGGGACGGATTCGCGGGATCACACCTTCTGGCATAGACGGTCCAGCTTCATCAGCTTGTGCCGATCCAACAGGGCTAAGGCTCGCAAGACTAAAACCGGGTTTTTGCGGAGCCGGAGCGGTCTGTGGCATCTTAGCCGAAGGCGGGATCGGAAATTGCCCAAGAAGAGGACCAGAAGGATCTGCCGGATTAATGCGATTTAAAACGCTACCCGTCGGGACTACCTGAGCAGGGGCAGGCGTAGGCTGCGAAGCCAGACGCTGATCAGCCGCAACAACAGGATGCTCACCCGTCACCGGATGGACCTTTGCCACCGTCGTCGGAGTGCTAAACGGCGAGCCGTAGGGGGCCCCAACCGCATAACGACGCGCGCCAGTAGAAGCGCCGCCCGGCGTCCCAAATACATGTTCGCCGATGCGAATAGCGTTTCCGCTACGGATCATGGGATTAATCCAAGTCCGTAAAGAACGCGCACTGGAAAGAGCCGGGTTAGCAAAGTTGACTGCAGATCCAATCGGATTAGCAATCTTGCCAGACGCAACGCCCTGAACAATCTCCATAGCCTTTTTATAAGTAGGGCTATTGGTGTCCATACGACGCGGATCAGCAGCAGTGCCGCGCATTTCACGATTCCAAGGCGAAAACTGCTTTGGGGCCGTCACAACGTCAGCAATTGAACGGCCATATTTGCCGCTTTCAAGACGGTTCTTGATGGCATAAGCGACAGCCGCCATGCCCTTGTCACCTTGATCTGCGGCTTCTTTGGCGACGGTTCTAGCCCAGTAATCCAGATCACGGGCAGTCGGATTATAACGGGACGGCTCACCACCATCAGCCATTCCAACGCGACCACCTTCCGCATAGTGCGGCATGTAGTAGGTGCCGTAGTTCACGTTGAACAGGCCCGTGCGCGGATTGACGATATTGCTTGCCAGCGACTGGGAATAGCCAGCCGGAGTTTGCGGACTGGACATAATCGAAGCGCGCTTGGCCTGAGCCGCAGCCTGTTGTTCACGGGCAGAATTAGCCGCGTTCTGCTGGCCAATCAGCGCACCAAGAGCAAGATTTGTGGCGCCTTTGCCGCCAGCCATCATCATCATCAACGGATCAAGGCCCGGATTCTGATTTCCGATGACCTGACTTTGCGTCTCACCCGGAAGCCAAGGACGGTTGCCCTGCGTTCCCGGCTTGGGAAGCGAAGGCTGCCCCTGTTCTTCCGGCGTCAACTGACGGCCCGGATCAAGCGACATAGCCCGATCAAGCCAGTTGCCGTAAGACATTTTGCCAAACGGGCCTTCAGTCGGGGCAAGCTTGATGGCCGGAGCCAAAGAGCCAAGCGTTCCAGAACCAGACTCGCCAATCACTCCCTTCACCGCGCCAGCGCCAAGGCCCTCAGCGCCAGCAAATCCACTGGAGCCGATACCGCCGGCAGCGCCAGCGCCACCATCAGCCATATGCACACGGCCACCGTGATTGAACATCGGCAACATGCCGCCAAGTCCGGAAAAGATATTTTCCAGACCACCGCCAATGCCACCAAGACCAGCATCCATGGCCGGAGCAGCCGCAGCGCCAGCGTCGGCAACCGGAGCGGGAGCCGAAGCCTCAGCCGTAGGAGCCGCAGCGTGTTCAGCCGACGCAGCTTCAGACGGGGCCGCAGCGCCAGCCGAAGCAGCCTTAGATCCACCCATCTTAGGAAGCTTTGGCATGCCTCCACCACCGCCGCCGCCACCACCACCGCCTCCGCTGGACGGGCCACCGCCCGGAAGGCCGGGCAGCCAGTTCATTTTCGGAGGTTCAGGAATATGAGCTTTGCCGGGGGTAATCGGCATGGCCTCAACATAAGGGTTAGCAGCGCCAAACGGGGTCTTAGCCTTCATTAAGTCGCCTAAACCGCCAACGCCACCGCCATCGGCATACATTTCATGCTTTTCAGAATTACCATCGAACGGGCTTTGAGACTGTTGACCGTCTTGGAAATACGGGAACAGATTAAATTCCGGATTCCGGTATTGCATCTGCTCATCAAGCGTCTGCTGGCTTTGGCTCTGATCAGCGGGCTGAGAGACCCAGCGACTAGAGGCAATCTTATTAGCCATGGCCGGATCAATGACCGCCTCAAGACCCTTGGAAAATCCGGGGTCAAAACGCTGATCGGCCTGATAAGGAGACTGCTGATAAGCATACGGATCTACAGTCGGGGAGCTATACATACCGCCGCCATCGGCGCGGCCTTCGCGCTGACTAGGAGCAAGATGTCCAAGGCCCTCAACAATCTTATGGCCACCAACTTCATAAACGCGATCAGGATCTTCCTTTTCAATGTCCTGCGCCATCGGGCCGACAACTTTGGGGTAAGACTTTGGATCGCCCTTGTAGCGATATGAATAAATTTTCTCGCCCGATTCGTCCTTGCCCAAATACTGAATATCGGTTTTGTCGTCTCTATCAGAAGCGCCCATGAGCATCGGCAAGAACGAAAGAGCCGACGTCAGAAGTCCAGCGCCACCGCCGCCACCAGACGCCTGCTGCTGCTGCGTTTGGCCCGTGCCAAAGCCCATCGTGTTGGTTGTTCCGCCCATATTCGGAGCAATGCCAGACACAATGCCAGAATAGAAATTGGCTTGCTGGTAAGGATAGGCGCGGGCCTGAAGCCACTGATTGTAGGCCGCAGAAAGCTGCTGCTGAGCAAGGTTCTGCTGCATACCGCCTGTGCCAAGAAGCGCCTGAATGCCCTGAAGCGCAGCCTGCTGGCCCTGAAGGCCAAGCTGGCCAAGGCTATAAGCCCCTTGCTGAGCGGCGTTAACCGCCTGCTGCTGTTGCTGGTTAAATTGGCCAACAGCCTGCTGATAACCCTGTTGCTGGAGACCGGACAGAATTTGCTGATTGGCAAGAGACTGCTGTCCCATCAAAGCCGCACGGGCAACGCCAGAACGATCACCGCCATAAGCGCCCTGCTGAATGGCGCGGGCAGTAAGATCATTTTGCTGCTGGGCATTTTGCTGAGCCATCATTGCTCTAGTAGAGTTGATGACGTTCTGCTGATAAGGGTTGTAATACTGATCAAGCGCGGCAGGCGTAAAGTTACGCGGATCGGCAAGCTGCAAAGACTGATTTACAGCGGATGTCGCAGCATTGATGTAAGGCTGGGCCATGCCTTGCATCTCGCGCGTTCCCTGAAAAGCAGCTAACTGATCCGGCGTAAAGCCAGCGGTCATTTGACCCTGATATTGCTCATACGGGATCTGCGCTACGTTCTCAGCCATGCCAAGAGCATTGCGGTATGCCGCCATCGCTTCCGGGTTAGGCGAATACGTTGAGGTTGTCGCCTGAAAGCCCATCTGATTGGAGCCGCCGCCGCTGCCTTTGCTGCCCATAGTATTAGCCCTTAATTCTTAGGATGATAAACAAAGAAAGCCCCCGCCGCCGGGAACTGACGCTGATAGAGGCGCACCTTGGGGGCCGTCCTCTCATTCGACAAAACGCCAATCGTCAGATCTAAATTAAGAACATCTGACGTCTGCTTACTAAACTGCATAAGCTGCTTGGCGTAGTCAGACCGGCGATGATCAGGGGCCACAAACAGGCTTAATTCCTGAACATGATGATCGCGGCTATACCAAACCTCATTAATAACCATGATGATGTAGGCTTTTAGCTCTTTGCCTTTGTCGCCAACAACACCAACAACTCCGCCACGTTTTTCAAAATGAAGGCGAAGAACGCCAAGGACTTTTTCAGCATCGTAAGTGTGCTGAGCGTCCTCAGAACAGGCTATTTTTGTAAGACGCATAAGCTCTGGTAGATCGTCTAGCTCAGCTAAACGAACGTCAGGGCAATTTTGCAGTTCCATTGTTACCTCAGTCTTGAGCCGGACCCGGCAACTTAGCCAGCTTTTGCCTCAACTTACGGCGCTGAGATTTAACAAAAGCGTCCAAAGCGGCATGGCCTGAATCCAAGTCGCCATCGCCAGCAGCCTCAACTTCATCGGGAGTAAGTATATACTCACCACCCGCCACGATGACCGGAACAACTTCCCGGTCCTCATGAAAAGATCCCCTAAGGCCGTATTTAGCCTTAAGGTGGTGTCCAAACATGCGCTTGATAGCTTCATAACCGGCAAGAGTGTTGCCCTCTCCTAAACCGGAAACAATATCCGCAGGAATGACATAGCTTCCCGAATAAACGTGGATAGGGAGCCGGTCAGTTCTTCCCGGAATCGGCGTAACAATTGGGCCATGAAAGATCTTTCTATTCGCTCCGCCCGACGCCCTAGCTCTACGGGCTGTGTCAAGAGCAATAGCGATTGCCTGCTTTTGCGGGCGACCAGAATGAACCAACTCCGATATATTGGAGGATATGGTCTTTTGGCTTTTACCTTTAAGCAGGGGCATTGCAGTTTTCCATTTATGCTGGCGAATAAGTTATATTCGCTTCAGCAGCGGCACCTACATCAAGAACAAGTCCGTCAGTGTAGTTTTTATTCAAGAGCGTCGTGCCAACATTGCTTGCATCGACGACGGCAAGAAGGTTTTCGGCGGATATGGACGAAGTGGACTTAGAGTTATAAATGCTGATGTTTACAGCAGCGGCCACAGTCACCGTCACGTTATTCAACCTGCCAGAGCCCAAAGTTATCTGAATCGTGGTCGCGCCTGCATAAGTAGATGACGAAGCGGTTCCGTTTAAAGCAGCAGTGGATTTAACTAAATTGTTAATCGCAACAGCAATATTCTGCGCTGCTGTGATAATAGCATTGTCTGTCATTATCTGCGGCCACTTGTTGCATAGCGATAGCGGATGGAGCCAAGACGCCAGAAGCTTCCCGCATCCGTGCTTTCAACGACTATCTGAACAAATCGTCCACGAAAACGCGGCTCAATATATGGCGTATTCTTGGTGAAAGTGAACGGACCATATGCTGTAGGCTCTTGCCCCGCATAATCAGTCACGTTGAATGTTATTTTCACCGCAGCATTCTGCGCCTGAGAATATTGGCCCCACTTCATATCGGGCAGAACCCAATCAACAAAGACAAGGTCATTGCCATTTGTCAGTGAGAAATAACCCGTTTTGAACGAAGCATTAATAGGTGTACCAGCGTTATCGTTGGAAGTTTCATGGATATAAATATACCCATCGCTGCCAGCCCCAATAGGGCCGTAAAGCCCCTCAGACGTCGTCAGAACAGACTGATCGATCCAAGATGTGCGAGACAGATAACCATAGTCCCATTCATTATACAGGACGTTGTAGCAGACATATGCGTCATTCTCTCCGTCTGGTGAATTAACAGAGGGGAAGAACCAGCTAATTTCGTTAAACTGAGAGTTGGGCGCGGCCTCAACATTATCCACATTATTCCAGTCAAGATTCTGGAAAACAAAGTCCCAAACCGAACACGGAATAGGCTGAGGAGCATTTGACCCGCTAGTCATGAAGAACTGTTTTTGGCTCATCCAATAGACAGTTGACCCCAACTGGGCAACTGCTTTTGACGAAACAAGACCGCAACCAGTTCCAATTTTGCTAAAGCCATAAACAAAAGGCGGTCCAGTATATTGGGCGACATATAGATCAATATCTGTCCACCAATATTGCTGGGACGGCCCCTGAATACCGCGCCTAATGATCGAACCTGTCGGAATATGATAGCCGCCGGCCTGATTGGTTACAGAGGGCGTCCAGTCATTGTAATTTCCAACATCTGACCAGCGGATCTGAAGCGGGTCACTGATTCCAGTATATGTCGAACCCCAAGCCATAATCTGCTGCTGTGGCATGGCGACAAATGCGCCAAGATTTTGCATGGGGCTGTTCGTGATAACAGATGCGTTTTGGAACCCCTGAAGCGGAGACCATGTAAATATTGGATAGTATTCAGGGCTTACAATTAGAGTCTCGCCCCAGTTATCCAAATAATAATCAACAACCTGTAACTGGTCGCCAAGGTCAGGGGCCGGAGGGGCCGAACCCGTTCCGTAGCCACCTAAGCCATAGGCTCCAAGGCCAAATCCAGATCCTGTCGGAAGCGGGGCAAGCGTATGCCAATAGGTGTAATTGGCGATACCGCCGTTCATAAAAGCGGTATCAGACGTAGACGCAGTATTTGCCGCCCTTATCTTAAAAGATGTTAACGGAACTACGTCATCTACGATGTAGTTTCCCTCAATCGTTATGCCGCCAACTGTAGTTGGGACAACAAATGATATGATCTGCCCCTCAAGATACTGATGATCTGTCAGGTTGACCGTCACAAGTGAACTGTTGAAAAAAGTTACAAATTGCGGGACAGAACCGCCATTATTAACGGTAGACGTTGCGTTTTGAGCGGCAAGAATAATGTAAGAATCTACGCCAGTAAGCTGATAGACCTTGTATGGTCCACTTAATATGACGCCACCGATTGATATGGGCGTATTGATTACAACCGTATCAAACGTCGAAGGGCTAAAGTCAGCATCAATAATCTCAAACTGATTGGACCCTGATGTGCAAGATACGTCAACCGGGAAATTGGTTGTTTTGTATCTTGGCGTAATGTCGATGGCGTTGTTATTGGAGAAATAATATAGATTGGTTGTTGTGCCAATTCCTAGATATTTAGTTCCAAGCCCCTGCCACGCATGTAGATCGGTGATATATCCGTTGAATTGGGTATTGGTGAATAGCTGGCAGCCACCGCGTTTTTCCGGGATCTTATCCCGCCAACGGATATAATTAGATTCAGAAATGCCTTGCGCGTTATCGGCCAGCGTCTTTTCGACGTCAACGCTGGGGATGATCCGCAGGGTTTCAAATGGCATTTTATCTCACCGGAGGATTGGCAATGGCAGAAAGGCTTGTCCAGCCGGGGCCAGCAAACTTCTTTCTCATTTCTTCCGCATTAGCAGACGCAAACAGCTTCTCATATTGGCTTTCCCAAGATACCGCTTGCGCCGGGTTGTCAGCCTGAGAGCCAAAGTCGCGCTGATAGCCAGAGGCAAAAATCATGCTGGCCGCAATAAACAGATCCGGTAGGTAGTCCGTCAGGAACGTCGTGCTATTGGTCGATGTCAGCGGATTCGGGCGAATCGTCCCGATCACTTCAACCTGATAAGCCGCGTCTGGCCAAGGCCCAACAATAATGTTGAACTGGTCGATCATGGCAAACAGCTTCGGGAGTGTCGCCCCCGTGGCGCTATTCCAGACCGAATCCAAAAAGTCTCTGGTAGCGGGCTGAAGAGGATTTCTAACGCCAGTGGCAATCGTCGCAACGCCCGCCGGAGTGACCAGATTAATGCCCTGAAGCGTAATGAAATTGCCGTTTGACGTCGTCGGAAGGGTGAAGTTTCGGCTAAAAGCAATTAGAGTGGCTGTATCATTCCTAACCACAGTGTTCAAAAGGTCAAGCTCACGGTAAATCCGTTGCTCAGCGTAGGCAATCATGCCGGGCAGCATCGTCTGAAACTGCGTCGTCGCAGGATCTACCGACATGATGTTGGAGATCTGAGCGACGTAAGTGGTGTAATCAAGCGCCATTATTGCTTGTCCGCTTTAGTATCCAGACGATCAAAGATTTTGCCAAGCATCTCTTTGATTTCTTTCATGGTATCATGAAACTCATCGCGGCGCAGATAATGGCTTGGAAGCTCAACCTCTAATTGGTGTAGATCTTCCTGAAGCTTATTGACGGCTTCCCATAGGACGCGCGCAAACCATCCTAACCCCGCCAGAACCGCCCCGGCTGCGAGGTTAATCATCATCTGGGAATCCATTTTGGAAAAGCTCCGCGAGTTGGGAGAGGCGCATAAAATCGGCCCCTATATTTTTACAATAAAATCAGTCTTTTTCCAACCCTTGGATCAGCCTCAAATTTCTTTGAAGTCGGGCGTCATCCGGGGACTTTTCCACAGCGGCTTGTGAATGCTTAAGGGCCAGTTCCTTTAGACCCAATTGCCAAGCGCTAACGGCAGCGAGGTCATCAGCCCAATGACCCCAGACAGCCGGATCACAGGTATAGACCAGTTCCCGATCCACAATCTGGAGCGCTCTTAAAGAGTAGGCCAAACATTCGGCCCAGCGGGACTGCCGATACATAAGAAGGGCTATCTCGCACCAAGGTTCACGGGTATTTGGAGCCTCAGCACAGGCCAAGTGGTAGACTTTTTCAGCATCTACCGGCTGTCCAAGCTCCTCATGGCATTTGCCCATTACACGGTAGGCATAGCAACGCTCATTAGCCCAGTTGGCATTGGGGAGGGCCAGATACCTTTGACACTCACTAATTGCCTCATCCCACCGGCCATGAAATGACAATTCACGGGCATAGTAGAACGCATTCCGGGGACAGAAAGGATCTTCGGCAACCGAAAGTTTGAGTAAATCCAGATACTGGCCACGACTTTTTGATGGGTCCGGGTGATGGGACACCAGAAGCTTGTCTGTATATGCGTATTGTTCAGTGATCCGTCCATCGGGCCTTGGATACTCATGACAGGGATGGTGCCAGTGATAGCCATGCCGGGCATGGATCTTCTCATACTGGAACCTTACGCCCATCCCCCAGTCGAACATATAGCGCAGGCGTGTAGTGCCCTCACACCAGACCCGCTCAATTTCCTCTCGCCATCCGGGCTCCAAAACCTCATCCAAGTCAAGAGAGACACAGATATCAATATCTGAAGGAACAAGAGCAAGAGCAGCGTTGCGAGCAAGATCAAAACGCCAAGGACTGATACAGATAGAACGAACAGTTGCGCCATGAAGTCTAGCCTTGAGCGCGGTTCCGTCCGTGCTACCCGTGTCGCAAATCAGGACCAAATCTGCGTCAATAGCGCTTTCAACAAAGCGCTGAACAAACTGCGCCTCATTCTTGGCTATCGCGTAAACGCAAATCTTCATTCAGATTCAGGCTCTTTCGGAGGATTAAGCTGATCCTTGGCCTGCTCATTCATGGCCTGAATGATATTAACAACATCGATGTAGGGCTGCTTTCCTAAAGCATTTAGGATAACATTCCACTCAGCAACCGTCAGCGTAACGGTGATGTTCTTATTGTCCACTAGAAACTCCGGGCTGCTGACCGGGTGATGCCGGCCACTGCACAGATGTAACAGACGCAATAAATGCGTCAATATCCGTGGTAGCCTCCAGATCGGTTATCGCCAGAGCGCAAGTCGTCCGGACTGATTCGCGGTATGTGGACCAGTCAGAAGGAATGTCAGTTCCAATCTCAGCCTTGCGAACAACCAGCCAATCGGAAGTCAGAAGCATAGAATAAGATGTCTGCTTAAACTGATCGGACCATGCCGCTTTGAGGCTATCCAAATCTTTGGGAATTGCCTGCCACGTTCCATCCGGATTTTCAGAAACCCAGTAAAAACGATCATCCGGGCGAGGCTGCTCAACAACCTCAGTGATGCCGATGGCGTCCCTCTCTTCTTGTGTAGAAAGGCGCAGCCAGTTGGCAGGATATTGAACACCATCATGTTCAAAAGCAACGTCGATGTGGAGGACTTTTCCGTCTAGGATAAACATTATCTGGCCCTACTTACCTTGAATGGGTTCTCCGCGAAAGCGGCATACACAAAATCACCTGACAAAGCTATTCTAAGTTTCATGCCATTTGATGTTACGTCCCATATATTTGCGGTTCTTTCGGCATCAGCCAGATTGGCATCAAGAATATTATTCATGACATTATAAGTATTTCTTGATGTATCTAATATAAACCAGTTACCGCCAGACCCGCTTGTTTGTTTCGTCATAATCCATCGCGGCCTAAAACCAAGATAGATAAAATTCCCGTCTGTGGAATTGTTGGCTGTAAAACTGCCAAACGCCGAAAAACCGGGAATGGCGGTCCAGAGATAAGCAACGATGTCGACGGCGGAAGCGCCCTGTAGAGAATTATTAACGCTAAACAAAGTAGACGTTGGAGATGTGTTATTCCACCAAGTTTGCGCGCCAGAGGCATTCGTAAGGTTGATCCATACACCATTAGTCGCGCCAAGAGACGTATGGTAAACTTGCCAGTTAGATGTGGTGCTGCGAGCCTTGTGAATTATCATGCTAGGGACAGCGCCTAGCCCATGCGGGATGGTAAAAGACGAGCCAGTCGTGGGCATTTGATAAGCAATAACACTAAACCCAGCAGTCGTATTTATGCTCGCGCCTGTCGGCGTGATTGTGCCGCCTGACGGGATTGAGGATGAGCCCTTACCGGCCTGCCATTGCCATCCGACAAATGTGGCTCCATTACCATTAGTGCTGGGGTCTGTGCCGCCGCCGAAAGTAGTATTTACCGAAAAGCCGTTTGTATTAAATGACCCAAGCCAATTTCCGGGGTCTCCACCTTCGCCGCTTGTGGAATTTGATATTAATCCCTTACCAACACCACGGACGACATCAAAGAGAAGATGATTGTATGCGTTTGATCTTGATTTAATCCAAACAAAATCCGGCTGCATCGGAACCTGAAGCGGATTATTGCCGCTACTGGTTTGATTGCTTACTGCAAGCGTAGATCCATTACCCGTATACGTCGTCGCCGCCATATAATTCGCACCGTTCAGAATCGTCGGCGTGCTGAGATTTTGGGTGTTTAATGCGGCGAAGCCGGATGGGGGCGTATAGGAGAATGGTCTTTGACCGAAATTTATTGCGCACGAACCGGCATTAACACTAACAGCAGGGAAATATGTATTGGCAGCTAATCCGCTAAACGCCGTTCCTTGACTGACGCCATTTTTGTAAAATGTTAAAGTGCCTGCGTCTGCATCAAATGCAACGCCAATAACATCATTAGTTGTATAGGTAGCACCATATAATACAGGAGATCCACTATTATATTTATATCCTGCCTGCCAATAGCCCCAGCCACTAGCATTGCTTCCCAAAACATCAGCTAAATTACTATCCTTTGTCGAAATACCATTGCAATGAGAAGAAGCTGATGTCGGCGTAAATTCCCAATACCACTTTCCTGACGTTATACCAATAGTGCCTCTAGCCGCGATCCACGCCGCAGATCCATATGAAAATGCAAGGTTGCCGTTAGTTACGGACAATGATGCGTTTTTATCTACTTGGCTGACAACGCAATAATTCCCCCGCCCATTACCGCCATCTGCGTAATTGGTCGGGCTGTCGATCATGGAGTCGTAGGTGACGCCAGATGTCAGGCTGATGTTGTTTGGCGTCCAGTTATTGCCATTTCCAGACTGATCCGCGACAAGAGTTGTCGTATTTGTTGTATTTGAAAACGGCAGGTAAAAACCAGAATTTCCATAGCTGCCTGTATAGCGCTTCGGCATCCAGACACCGGTTGTCGGGTCGCTGTAGCCGAAATATGAAGAATCATATGCGTAACCATCAAGAAAATTTACTTCGGCCATATAGCCATCATAAAATGTCCCGGCCAAAGCAGAACCATTTCTATTCTGAACACCAATATAAACATTACTAAACATGCTCCAAAGCCATGTTTCGTTCTGTGCGGGATTGGTGTTTGTTGACCAATTAGTTACTCTGCTTCCGTTTATGTAGAGCTTAACCCTATCCTCAGCTACAGATTGAGCCGTGTCCCATATAATAACAGCATGATACCAAGCTGAAGGATCACGGAAAACCATTGACGTTATTTTTCGGCAGGAATACGTGCTAGGAGCGTATTTCCATATTGCCAGTTGGCTGCCGCCAGAATTAGATCCACTGATACCTACCTGCCTTGCGGCTCCCGTTGTTTCGACAGCCTCAGAAAAACTGGGGAAACAGGTATAGAAAGCGTCTGTCGCAGAAGGCTTAAACCAATAGGATACCGTCCATTTTGTAGTGTTGGCAGACGATAAATTTCTACTAAGATACGCAGTTGCACTCGCCCTAAACCTCAAGCTTCTCTGCACATAATAATACGGCGATGTTCCACCCATAATGAGGTTTGGGTTTGTAGGGAGCGACATATTTTACCCGATGTTGGGGATGATCTGGGCGACAATCGACGTCGTAGAACGGGCTGTCCAGACAATAACGTCCACACCACTAGCCGTCGTCGTCAGGCTGGGGACGCCGGAGTTTGGCCAGTCCCAGTATGTCCCATAAGCAAGCGTTCGGCTGCCGGTAGCATCCTGAGTTATGAACAGCGTCCCGCTCATACCAGCCACGATATTAGAAGGATTCGCCAGCGTAGAGTTGCCAACCAAAGTCATCGACTGATTGGTGCTGTTGTTAAAATCCATAGTAATTGTGCCAGACTGATTGCCCAAAGCATAAATAGAATTAGACGATGGGCCTGTAACCGCAACGCCGCGCGTGGAGACCGTTCCGTCTGTGTTCAGAGTCAGATTGGCCAAAGCGCTACTAGCGTTTTGGATAGTATCGACCTTAAGAGTAGCGGCCATCGGTTATGCCTTATTCGTAGAGAATGTTTATAGAGCCAGCGTCAAAGGTGTCTGTGCCGTTAACTGTCGTGATGCGAACGCGATCTAATGCGCCCGATAAAGTAACTGTGCCTCCACCAACAATCGCATATCCTGTGGCCCCTTGTATCATACCAATACTATGAGATGATACCCATGTATTAGCCGATAATAATGTTAGCGAAAGAGTGCCATAAAGAAAATTTGTTGCCGCCGCGGACGCAATAGCAAAACCGCTTGTATAGCTTCCGACACTGGCCGTTGTTACTGTTGTTTCCCTACTTGCAGCAACATACCCAGATGTAGTCACGCTGCCAGACCCTATTTGGACCTGAGGATTGGATGTTCCGCTTGTCGAAACACCGTTGAAAATGACGGTAATGCGTTCAGTGCCTACCGGTATTCCGGTAAAATCAATAGAAGTTCCCGATGTAGAATTTTTCGCAGTCGCGCTATTTATGACGCCCGTGGTCGTCAGATTGTTTCCATCAAGAACGACAGCCATTGATTAAGCCTCCGCCTTGAGGGCGCGCAGTTCAGTCAGCGTCGTGGCGCTATCGACAAGCTTGGTGACATCCCGCAGACGCTGTTTCTCAGCCACAATAGCCGACGTATCAGCACCAGTTTCCTGAGCGCGCTGGAAAGCGACGTCCTGAGCGGCCAGTAACGGAGCGCGTTCAGACCGGAGGCGGGACTTGGTCTGCTCCTGAGCCTTGGCGAAGTTGACGGTCACGACGCCGCCAGACTGCTCCCAAGAGTCGAAAAAGTCGCCGTCCTCATTGGGAAGATCGGCCTGATCAACGATGTAGGAATTGGCGGGGCAGTCCTTGGCCTTGACGGCTTCTACAGAAAGCTCGCCGGTAGGCACACACACCGAAACTCCACCGCGTTCATTAGTGAATATGATGACCTGTGACATAGACGTTCCTTAGTTTCCGAATACAGCGACACTGACTACCGCCGGGTCGCCGCCAGTCCAAGACGCGCCACCGTTAGATGCTACCGCAATCATGGAAAATGCCGACGTTGACGGCGCAGCATACCCACTAAAATTGCTGAACGGTGTCATAAACGCATAGAGATACGTCGCACTAAAAGAGCAGCAAGAGGCAACAGGGCAATATGCCGTATTTGCTAGCGGATTAGTGAAGTTGATTGTATAGCCGCCGGATGTAAAGCGCGTTATACTGCTGACATTGTAGCTAGAACTAATTACAGCGGTTGAGCCAACAAAATTAACCCACGCCAGCGCATTCGTCGTCACGCCATTGCTTTGGATTTTTATAATCCCTGAAGCATCGGCAGTGCTTACGATGCCTGCTGAGGATACAGATGCGTTGATTGTGGCTACCATGTCATGTCCTCAGCGGAAAACGGCGACGTAAATAGTGTCGGTATCCTGTGTTACAGACTGCGGGGCATTCAGAGTTCTGACTCTAAAACTACTCGTAAGTCTAGTTGCGTTTGAATATCCTCCGCCAGATTCTCCGACAGTAAAATAATCACCCAATGTAACCACAGGGGCATAGTTAGAATCAGAAATAGAATTAGTAAAATTCACAGTATAATCACCGGTCCCGTTATCAGTTATGCTTGAAACATTAAATGACCCGCGTATAGCGACCGTCCCGGTTCCATTAAAATTAACCCAAGCGCGGCACAACGTCCCGACTTGAACGCTATTGCCGTCGTTGAACTGCGGAGGCGTTCCAGCCGTGCTGGACTGTATCGTATCCGTTAATATCGTTCCGTATGGCATTACAGCACCACCCAGCGGCTACCAGAAGGAACAGTCACAACAACACCACTGGCGATAGTAATAGGGCCTGTGCTGCTTGCGCTTTTCCCTGAGGGGATAGAATATGTCGTATTAACCGATTGTCCATTCAGATAGAACACCTGATCAGAGCCAGCGCCGGTAGCGCCTCCGCCCTGTATCCAGTATGTGCCATTCCAAGTCTCAAGCTGGCCAAGGGTGGAGTTATAGCCTGTCTGTCCAGCCGTAGGAGACGCAGGGCGTCCAGCCGTGGTCCAGCTAGGGAATATCTCGCCAGTAGAACCGTTAAGAGTTATGGGCATTTGCTACCCCGCTATCTCAGTAATAGTAATGCAAGATGACAAAGAACCTCCATAATAACGACTGCCGCCAGCGCCATTGAATGTGGTTGTTTGAGAGAAACTTGAACCGGCTCTAATTTTAAATGTAGTAGATGATGTAGTCCCTGAGGTCATATAATAAGTTAATGGCAAAACAAATGGCAGGCCGCCAAAGTTTGTAACAGGAGTAAATGTTGCTGAAGCCAAAGCATTGGCTGTCGTATCTTGGAATAAAGCCATCGTGAAATAATAGCTGCCAGATGGAACGGCAAAATATCCTATGGCGTCAATTCTCAATTTGTTTGTTGCCGACTTAGGCGTAATAGCCAAAGTCATAAATTCATTTCCCTCAGTATTTTGAGGTATTGTATCGTCAAACGGTATTGTCGTTGAGCCAGTCGCAACCGCGCCGGTCTGATAATTGACCACTTGAACCACAGATCCAGCCGGAACCGCAGCGGCAGAAATGATCCTTGTAGACGTCGCAGACGTAATAATAGTGCCTGTTTCAGCCGGAACAGTAAGCGTGTTCGTCCCTGCAATAGCAGTCGGCGTCAGAGTAATTTGACCGGACGTTGCGCCCTTGAGAACTAAGTCACCCATTTTTCACCTTGCAAATTCGCCAAACAGCTTATCAGCCATTTGCTGCCTGACAGCATATGCTTCATCGAATGTGGCAAACCCAGTTTTTGAGAAAACTCTGCCGTCTTTCTGAACCTGAGCATAATACTTGCCGACTCTTTTGTCCAAGTAAACGCCCTTTTTGTGCTTGCCGGTCCTTCCAACTTGGATATTCGCCATGTTTTGAGATTGTGTCGCAAGCCTCAGATTTTCGACTGAGTTGTTTTTAGGGTTGCAATCTTTATGCTCCACCAAAAGATATGGATACTCCCCTGTCCGGAGAAACCAAATTATTCTTGACTTTACATATCCGCGAAGCTTCCCATCAACGGTAAGATAAACATTCTCATGGCCGCTCTTGCGACTAGTTGAGCATGCAATCTTTCCCCTTGACCTTCCGGTTTTCCAGTAGATCTCACCCCCAAATAATGCCCAAGAATCACTGATAAGCTTAAGCTCTTTTTCCGGGATAATTCTAATGCTACTCATCAGACTATAGTCCAGCTTTCGCCGTCGCCAACCGTGACCGTAACGCTATTGTTTATAGTGACCGGTCCAAATGTGCCAGCGTTGTTGTTGTCGGGTATGGTATAATTAGTCGTAACGGTCTGACCATTGAGATAGAATATCTGATCTGAACCGCCGCCGGTAGCCCCGCCAGCCGCCGCCCATGTGGTGACGCCAGAGCCATTCGTCTGAAGGAAGTAGTTGGCCGTGCCAGCCGTCGTCGGCAACGTAAGCGTCCAAGCCGCGCTAGTGCTATTTGACGACTGAACCGTGACCGGAAACGCGCCCGCCGCCGTATTCGCCAGCGTCAACGTGCCTTGTGTCGTCTGCTGGACGCCAAGCGTAGGCGTAGCCGTTATTGAAGGAACGCCGCTGCTGTTGGTGTTTAAAAATCCACCATTGCCGGATGTGAGTCCGGTAATCGTATTATTGGCGCTGGAATACAGGATCTGATTTGCGGTCGTCGTATTGGGATACGTCGCCGTTGTAGCCGACCAGTTTGTTCCATCAGCGCGAAGAATCGACCCAGTGCCAGTCGCCGTAGCCGGATAAGTAGCCGTAGACCATGTCGGATCAGCCGAAGCGCCGCCGGACTGAAGGATCTGATACTGCGTTCCAGCCGATGTGGCGTTGATTCCGCTGGTTGAATTGCCAATAAGAACGCCATGGATCGTCAGCGTAGTTTGGCCTGTGCCGCCATTCCCAACGGCAAGAGTGCCGCCAAGGGTAATAGCCCCAGTCGTCGGGCTGGAAGGCGTAAGGCCGGTTGTTCCAGCGCTAAATGACGTTACGCCGCCAATCGTCGCCGGGTCCGTCCAAGACATAACGCCAGCGGTAGACGATGCTAAAACGTAGCCATTGCCAGCAGGGGCAGACGTCGGAAGGGTATAGGTAGCCGCCGCCGTCGAACTATTGCTTGATTGCAGCGTAACCGCATAGGAGCCAGCCGCAGTATTGGCCAGCGTCAGGCTACCCTGCGTAGTCTGCTGGACACCCAACGTCGGGGTGGCAGACGCCGTAATCGTATTAGACGTAGCCGCAACCAAGAACGTGCCAGCCGCCGCCGTATCGACATAGGTATTGGTGGAAGCGACCCAGTTTGTGCCATTAGCCCGAAGCATTGTGCCTGAGCTTGTGGCCGTCCCCGGATAGGTAGCCGTCGTCGCAACCCAATCAGTGCCATTGGCTTGTAAAAGCGTCCCGGAGCTTGTCGCCGTTCCGGGATAGGCGGCGGTCGTCGCAACCCAGTTAGTGCCGTTAGCCTGAAGAAGCTTGCCAGTTCCAGTAGCCGTCGAAGGATAAGTAGCCGTCGTCCAAACAGGATCAGCAGACGCCCCACCAGAAGTCACAAGCTGTCCAGCGGAACCCGCAGACATAGCGTTAATGCCGCTAGTCGCATTGCCAATCAAAAGACCATGAACCGTAAGCGTCGTCTGGCCTGTGCCGCCATGGCCGACGTTCAGTGTCCCGCCAAGGGAAATTGCCCCCACTGTCGGGGTTGACGGGGTAAGTCCGGTCGTATTTCCGCTGAACGAAGAAACGCCAATGCTGCCAACGCTTGTCCAGCTTGTAACGCCAGATCCGTCCGTCGTCAGGACATAATTACTGGTGCCGGAAGTCGTCGGGAGAGTCAGGGTCCAAGCCGCAGATGCGCTATTCGACGATTTGATAGTAGTCGAATATGCGCCCGCTGCCGTATTCGCCAGAATAAGAGCGCCCTGAGTCGTCTGCTGTGAGCCAAATGTAGCGTCATCAACAAACGTCGGGCTGTTGTTCATCACAACGTCGCCCGTGCCAGTTATGGCATATTCACCCAAAACACCGGCATTGTCATACAAAATACGTGTCGTTGTGCCGCCCGTGATGGACGTTCCGCCAATATCAAGATCAATCCCCAACGCTGTGGGATTAGTCCAAGATGTAACACCTGAGCCATTTGTGGTTAGCAAATAGTTGTTGGTGCCGGCAGTCGGTGGGAAAACAAGTGTCCAGCCCTGCGTAGCGCTAGACGAAGAGGCTAGCGTTAACTGATAAGCTCCCGCCGCAGTGTTTGCTATATTAAGAGCGCCAGCAGACGTCTGTTGAACGCCAAGCGTAATTTGGTTAGCGCCATCAGTCTGAATGCCAGCAGAAGCGTCAAGCTGACCAGCGCCATTGTTAAACTGAACCTGATAGGCCGATCCAGCCGCAGAAGCCGTGCCAGCAGGGCCAGTCGGACCCGTGGGGCCAGTAATCGACAAACCTTGAGGCCCAACCGCGCCACCGGGGCCAGTCGCGCCCGTGGGGCCCGTAATGCTTAACCCCGTCGGTCCTGTCGGACCCGGAACAGTTGAAGCTGCTCCAGTTGCGCCTGTCGGACCCGTGGGGCCTGTAATAGAAGCTCCCGTGGGTCCAATATTTCCTTGGCTTCCGGTGGGCCCAGCGGGCCCCGTGACGCCCTGAGGCCCCGCCGCGCCCGTGGGGCCTTGAACAGTTGAAGCTGCGCCCGTGGGGCCGATCTGTCCCGTGGCTCCCGTGGGGCCGGTGGGACCGGTTGGACCGGCGCCTGTCGGACCTGTCGGACCGGGAGAGACATTCGCAATAGCGCCCGCAGTCGTGCGATAGGTTACGCCATCCTGAACAATCTCCAACTCCGCATTAGGCGAGAGCGATACTACCGGAGTTAAATTCGGTATTTGGGAGTTTGCCACGGGCTTTTTCCTTACGCAGCGACGGCTTTAATGACAGCGAAATTAAATACAGGCTGCTCAGTCGTCGTTCCGCCAGTCGTATAAGAAGTAATCTGGAAGCTACCAGCAGCAACAGCCGTAACTGCAATTATATATTTGTCTGTGCCAGACTTCTGGTTAACTATAATAACGTCAGTGGCTGCGACAGCGCTATTTGTCACAGTGAAGCTGGCGGGAGTTGCCGAACCGGCGGCAGAAAACAAAGTAATCGCTCCGCTAACAGCATCAATCGTAACGCCAGTCGTTCGGCTTGTTCCCTGCGTGACCGTGCTGCCAGCGCCAGTCGCATAGCCAATACCAGCCGAAGAACTTGACGATCTAATAAGCCCGGTAGCCGCAAGGCTTGTTCCGGTAGCTGCGCCAATGTTAGGCGTAACCAGCGTAGGCGTATTGGCAAAAACAAGCGCGCCGCTACCAGTCTCATCCGAAACAGCGGAAGCAAGATTGGCTGATGTGGGAAGGGAAAGGAAAGTAGAAATTCCGGTTCCTAGACCGCTTACACCAGAGCTAATCGGTAGGCCAGTGCAGTTTGTCAGAACGCCAGACGAAGGCGTTCCAAGGACTCCACCATTGATAACCGGAGCGCCAGCGGAGCCGACGGCAACCGCAAGAGCCGTAGCGACGTTAGATCCAAACCCGGAGATTCCGGAAGAAAGCGGCAATCCGGAGCAATTGGTCAATGTGCCGCTAGAAGGCGTCCCAAGAACAGGAGTCGTAAACGTCGGAGACGAAAGTGTCGGAGCCGTAGCAAAAACGATATTGCCCGTTCCCGTAGCGCCAGAAGATGTCACGCCCTCAAGCGTAACGTGCCCAGCAACCGAAAGAGTGGTCGCAAAAACAGCCGTCCCGCTAACAGTGATATTCACAAAAGACGTCGTTCCGGTAAACGCGCCATTGTTTAAGATCGCATCAAAATTGGCGTCAAGCTGAGAAAGCGGGATAGCAGTTCCGCCTAAAACATTTGCGAAGATATACGGGACAGCCATTGTCGCCTCATTCCCAGTTTTCGTTGTTCCAGCTTACGGTCATATTAACAGAATTTGCCCAATTAATATTGCCGTTAGCGTTGTTTGCCCAAGTTGTCGTAATCGGGTTAGCGGCTCTATCAGTCCAGCTAACGATCCCGCCAATTGCATTCGACCAATTTGCCTGCCCGGCATCAATGGTCCCCCAGATACCCATAACGCTGTAAGGCGTAAGCGGCCCAGTCTGGGGTATTTCCGTGTATCCGTAGGGCAGGCCCTGAGTAGCGCCCAATTCGTCATTGCCCGGAACCTGAAAGCTAGTTCCCGGCGTGTTATCCAGCCCATAAGGCGGCTCACCGGTAGCTTGTGTGGTTCTGGTATTATTGGTTTGCGTGACACGGGTATCGCCACCCGCAACAGGAAGCCCAGTCCAAAAATCGACCGCGTTCCCCTGCGTGGTCCGGGCATCCGTTTCGTATTGCTGATACCGTTCCGGCCTAGCATTGCTAATCGGCACAGGATCGGGCGGGATAATACGCGGCTTAAGCTGATTCTGAGGCGTATCTTCGCACGTTTCGCACACCAAGATACGCAAATTGGCGAGAGAACGACCGCGAAAGTCATATTGCCAATGCAAATCACGATGATTGTAGAGAAAACCACAGCGGTCGCAGATCGCAAAAGCTCTAGGGCTTGTCGAACTGACTTTTGCGCGACCGTGAGGCAGGCTCATCTAAAATAGCCCCTCATTTGGACGTTCATCGTAACCGGGACGTTTTCAGTGCCAACCTGAAGCGCTCTAAACCACGATTTATCGGCCTTTGGCTGAAGAACAGCGACCTTATCAGGAGCATAGATATACGCCAGACGCGCAGCCAACCCATCCGCAAAGGCGTTTAGGTAATACCACGGCACTTCAGGCTGCGTTCCGTTAGTCAATTCTGAGTCCATAGCCTGCCGCATGTAGTAATACGTCAAGATATAGCTTGTGCTGCTATCCGGGACCGGCCAAACATATAGATTCGGGTCAATTAGGCGGTCAAACCAAAAGCTTGTCGGGTAGCCCTGAAGGTTTTTTTGAGCAAAAGACGCATAATCAGAACGCGAAATCGGGAAGATCAGCCGATCAAAACCATTTTGAGTTATGTAAACGTCAAGAATGAACACTCTGTCGGACGGAATTGGGTAAGATGATATGCCTTGAGCCAACGGGATAGTTGCGCTTTGAACTTGCCAAAGATTGATTCCGTCTCCGGCCCAATCCGACATCATCAGATTAGCTTCAAAACGCGCGTCAGACATATGCTGATTAGTCAAATCAGTGCGACGAACACCGCATTTTGCAAAAGCATTGATGACCAAGTCGCCCAGATTAGGCGCGAACGCATAAGTCCCACTGGTAGACATCGGCTATCCTTAGTCGATCTGCCAAACTGCAACAAGAACTGACGGGCAAGCAGGCATAGCGGGAGAGACGCCCGGAACAGCAGCCTGAGCCGCAGTAGCCAAAATCTGAGATCCGGTATCCTGACCGGCAAGCATCAATTCATAATACTCACCGGAGGTCGTGCATTCGACATTAAACGTCGCCACAACCGTCACGGGCTCATCTTTCTTCGTCGCAACAATAGTGCTGGAATTGTCTAATATATTGCCGTTCCTACGAAGGAATATATTAAGCCATTTTGCCGAAGCAGAACCGCTGTTGTGACCAATTACCGAAAAGGTCAAACAGTAGTTGCCCGGCTGAGGAAGCTGTATGCGCGATCCAGAAATAAGAGAAATACCCTTACTACCAAGATTTTGATTGTAGGTAATAGGTTGAGCGGAAGGCGCTGACGCCACAGATTGCGTCAGAGACGAAGCAAACGTGGCAAACGGAACTGGAGCAACGTGATAAGACATCAGACGATAATCCAGTTTGATCCATCCGATATAACCGTAATGGATTCATTTTGAATTGCTAAGAGCTTATTCGCCAAACCATCAATTGTTTCGGACCCATCTGCGTCAACCGTAATGACGCCAGATCCTCTGTTCTTGATGATAAAATATTTTCCTTCAAGGCCAACCGCAGTCGGCAGTGTGACCGTGAAGGTATTGCTCGTGCAGTTGATGACGCAGTCCGTATTGTCAATAACATACGTTCCCGTCTTGTTTGTAAGCGGGAGCGTCGTGCTTGCAACTGACGACCCCGGAACGTATGCAGGTCCGGTCATTTCGACACCACGTTAAACTGAGCATATGTCGCCGTAACGCTGCCAGTCCCGCTATTCAGAAGAATGCGCGACCAAGTCGGCGTCCAATCAAAGTTGGTGAACACATCGCCAATCGCAGTTACGGCGTCAGAATCATTGGTGTTCAGCCAAGTGACATTAGGTATAGCGACAGGGTTTGTGGGACTGTTCGGGTCGTCCATCGTGATCTGAAGCGTCCAGTTAACCGTGCCAGTCGCATTCACCTGAATGGCTGTCCGCGGGAAAGCCCAGCTATCCAGCCGAACCCAGCGCGATCCAGCAACTCCGTTCGTCCCAGCAATAACGCCGGAAGCGCTTGTCGCTCCCGAAGTAGCAATGCGAGTAACGGTCGCAAAATCTGTCTTTGTGGTCGATGTGCTGCCACTGGTCCCGGCAACAACTTCCGTGACCGAAGCTCCGCCATAGGTGGTCCCGTAAACCGTAAAGTTAATTCCAGAGTCATTGCCGCCGCTGGTGATAACCACCTGACGCGGCGTATCAAACGTGGCGACACCACCAGAAACCAAAGCGCCATTCAGCGTTAAGTTAGCCGCACCGGCAGTCGTCTGGCTCTGAGCAATGCCATTGTCATCAGCCGCGTCAAGCGGGCCAACAGTAACCGAAATCGGCTGCATGATTTAATCCTTAAGCATCAATACCGCATATGGAGAAAGGGCCGCACTAGGCGGCCCCTCTGTTCTTACGCTTCCTGAACGTCGCCGCCGGGACGATCCGAAGTGTGGGCAGCCGTCGAAAGCGGACGCTCATTCGCGCCAACCTTGCCACCAGCCTTGCGGGCCGGGCGATCAAGGCGCTTCATCGCCTCTTTACCCATGGCCTTACCGCCTTCTTTCTTGCACATGCCACCGCTCTTACGAGCCTTGGCTTCTTTGACGACGTTCGAATCGCCACCGGCATAGGTCATGCTTGGGGTCTTATCGCCAACAACCACGCCCTTCTTAGGGCTTTCAACTTTGCTTTTAGCAGCTTTCATAACAAAGCCCTTTCATTACGACGGGTTAACAGCCAGACCAGAAGTCGCGGCAGTCGGAGGAGCATTATCGACATAGGAGTTAGCCAGCGCGCCAGCATCGCCCCACTTCGTCGCGCCAACGGCAGAGCAGTTGTTAAACACAAGGCTACCGCCAGCGGCAGCATTGAGGTTCGCAACAGCGCTGATCGTCGTCGAAGTCGAATCAACAGCATTGTAGAACATGCAGTTCTGGAACTTCGTCCAGCGGTCAATCGCGCCCGCGCCCGTGCCGACGATGGCGACCGAATTGGCCGACGACGTCATGATCGGGAAATCGCAATTGATGAACTTGTTACGGGCAGCAGCCGAAGCAAGCTCAAGGTTCGCGTTCGCAACCGTGCGCGTGACCGTATCAAGGCCAACCGTGCAGTTAACAAACGTGTTTTCTCCGCTTGTGACCTTCAGAGCGCGAGCATTGACGCCCTGAGCCGAAGCCGTGTCGCCAAAACCACCGAACTGAACGTCGCTATAGTAGTTGCGACCGCCAGCATCAATCCACGCAATCTGAGCAGCGTTGCCGGTCGAAAAACCATTAAACACTGAAAAGTTAGCGAAGATACAGCCAGAAGCCGTAACATTGAACATATTGCCGTTATTGCCGAACGTAGCAGCCGTATAGGTGCCAGTCGGCGGGGCAAAGCGGGCGCGGTTAGAAACGCCAGTCGGAGCCGTGACGCCGATCAGATGCGTAGCATTCTTTGCCCAAGTAATCGTGCCGGTCGTGGCAGACGAAACAATCGACTGAGCCAGAGCCGTAGACATGCGAGCAGTGCCACTTGTCGAACCATTACCAATAAGAACGACAACGTCGTTATTGCCAGCAACAGTCTTGTTGTAAGCCTGATAAATCGTAGCGAACGGTGATTCAGGCGAAGTGCCTTCATTACCATCCGAACCCGTCGCCGGGTCAACGAAATACCAAGTGCCAGTCAGCGGAATGCCATTGATGCCGCCGATAACCGGGACGCCAAAGGAAGTGACGCCATTCGGAAAATTAGTGAGAGCCATGTCGGCCATCCTTCATAAAAAGAGAAAACGGGGAGCCATGTTGACTCCCCGCTTTTGTCATTACGACGTCGGGAACGAACCGAAGATCGAACGCCAGTTGTAGTAGCCGAAGCTGTAACGCTCGTAGCCCTTAACCAACAGATTGTCAGTTGTGAAATCGACCTGCATGTCCATTTCATAGGGAACACGTTCCATATACACCAGACCTTTGATGTTGGTGAGCAGGAACCAAGCATACTGCGACGTCAAGAAGTCGTTGACCATGTAGCCTTCCGGCAGACCGCCAGCGGTCGTGAGGATGGCATTGACGTCGTTGTTCGCCGTGCCGGGGCGCAGTTCCGTCTTCGTCAGACGAATAGCAACCGGCTCCAACTGCGGCGGAACAATCAGCTTGCGACCGCGAGCGAAGATCTTCAGGCCAGCGATGTCCTTGAAGTTCGAACGAATGGCGATCATTGCATTAAGCAGCGAAGCTTCGTTCAGATCCGCATCGACGGTCGGACGGTTCGCAATCGTCGCACCATCAATCGGATGGGCCGTCGAACACAGCGAAACGCCGTCACCGCCAACCGACGCATTATACGTCGTCGCAGTGTTCAGGATGTTCGCGCCGTAGATCTCCTTCGTCTGACCGAAAGATTCGATCAGGCCAAGGTTCGTGGGCGTGAACTGGGTCTTATACAGATTGTCGTCGATAGCCTTACGGGTGATCGCGTAGCCCAAACCAATTTCGTAGTGCTCTTGGTTATAGACGTAACGCTCACTCGCGTTGTTATCGAAGCTGACCGCGCCGCCTTCAGTCTTGATAGCGGCAAGGCCAAGGTAACGCATTTCAGCAGTGCGTTCCAAAGCCATGTTTGACTTGGCTTTTTCGAACACTTTATCCCACTGAGACGGGATCTGAGGGTATTTACCCTCAACGCCGCGAAGCCCCGGAAGGAGCAGATCGCGGATGGCGCTAAGATTAACAGCCATTGGTCTCTACTCCTTAGCTGATGCCGGTCACTGCGCCGTTAGAACGCAGCATTTCGTTGTTGAAGCCAACGACGACATAGTTGTAGTTCGACGTAGCGTCGGAACCGTTCGAACCGGGGGGATCGATAACCATATCGACGATCTGGAACGGATAGGTGGCAGTCGTGCCAACAGTGTCCAGATACATGCCGCTCTGCTGCGTCGTCGTCGAACCCGCGCCGACGTTAAGCTGAGCAAGCTGGCCAACAGGAGACGACGTGAAGGTCGTATTCGTGCCACCAATCTGGAACGAAGCGCCCGACGTCTGGACGATGAAGCGAGCGTTCGGATCGTCAATCACATAAGCGATGACGTCACCCGTCGCGTCGGAACCCGGCCAATACTGCGACCAGATAACGCGCTTCTGCGAGGTGGACAGATACTGACAACCCCAGAACACACCCGCCAGCGGAACCGAACCAGCGGTCGCCTGAATGATGTAGCCATTAGCAGTGCCAGTGACCGGGACGACAGCATCGCCACGGTAAATAGCGCCAGCCGACGAAGCGACACGGCGCGTAGAAATCCGCCAATTGATCGGACCATTGCTGGTCGAAATCGGACGGAAGCCGAAGGGCGCAAAAGTATTCGCCACGGCTCTCTCCTTTTATTGGAGTGACCGTTAGCTAAAAGGCGCTTTTAGCGTTAGATCGGGATGGTTAATCCACCCCAGCGCGGGGCGGCTCATAAAGGCGACGGGCCAGATTTACCGGCCCGCTCCTATTCGTTTCCCGCTATTCAAACGGGAAAGGGTAAAATCCAAAGTCAATTTTATGAAATCTTTGGATTTCTGTCAACAAACCCTATTCGTCTCCCGGTATCGCTATCGGGCTACGGGATTTGCTGAAACGGTGAACCTCGCGCTTGCCAAGATCCGAACCACGGCCATCACGAAGCTGGGCTTCCTTGACCATGACCGCCTCGCGGGCGGAACGGGCTTCTTCGGCGCGGGCCTCATCTGTAAAGACCTTGGGACGCTCCATAAGGACCAGACCCTCAACCTCAATCGTCTCGCCCTGCCAGCCATTCGGCATAAGCTCAGGATGACGGCTCAGCGGGACCGGCTCCCAACCATTACGCATCAGTTCCACTTGATAGGAATGGAACTCTTCGCCCATGACTGTCCGCATTTTCCACTGGTAGTCCCAGCCGTCGGGCGGGGGCGGAGCGTAGAACTTATCACGCGCAGCGCCACCGTCGGGCATGTTTTCGCGGATGGCGCGGATACGGGCTTCGGCGCGGGCCTTGGAATCCGCAGTTGATTCTTTGCCAACAGCGTCCCCAGCCTTAGCCATACGGGCCTCTTTGGAGCGCCCATCAATCTTTGTTTCAACGTCTGACATTGTTTAATTCCTTATGCTGAGAGCTTGCCTTCGCGGATAAGCGCCGCCTTGTTGCGGGCGTAGACCTCAAGGGCCTTGTCGCGGGGCAGTTCAGGCTCATTCAAGACGGCCTGTTCGACCTCAGCAGGAGAGAGGACCATCGTGCTGCCATTCCCGCCAGAACGGGATGACGACATGCTGGATGAAGATTGGACGGGAGCAGAAGCCATGATTTTCTTAGCCGGCGCTTTCTGAGGCTGAGAAATGCCAAGCTTCTCCTCAACATACCGGAAGTATTCCGGCGTTTCAGGGGTCAAGCCCTCAAGCTCAACAGCCGATGCGTGGGCAGCCGTCAGTTTTTCAACCTTGTTGGCCGCCTCCGGATGCGCGCGAAGCCAAGCTGCGCTTTTGGGCGTCAGGCGGGCAGCCATCTGCTCAATAGGGTCTTGGGTCTGCGGCATAGGATCGAAAGTCTGACGCGGAGGAGCCTGAACCCGGCCCTCAGTCCTCAGAGATTCAATATACTGCTCTGCCTGAGACTTTTCATTTTGAAGCCGGAGCAGGTGGGCCTCAGCCGAAGCCATTGCCCGTTGCGCCCGGCCAGCCGCAGCATAGTCGCCAGACGCCATGGCGTCAGCATACGCGCGTTCTGCATTAGATGCGGCTTGCTCAGTCGCTTCAATCGCATTGATATACGTCTGAAGGCGATTGCCTTCCGCGTCATACTGGGCGTATTGCGCTTTTTGGGCCTGCTCATAGGCATATGCCTCTGCCTGCTGACGGGCATTACGCTCAGCTTCCGCCCGGCGCTTCTGCTCCTCATACTGGCGCTTGATCTCAATAAGCTGCTGCTCACGATCATCGACATCTTCAGTCGTTTCAACGGGCGCAGCCTGACGTTCAGACCGTTTTTCAGCCTTCGGCTCATCGTCAAAGTTGACTTCGACCGATTGCTGGGCCTCTTCCGCCGGAATCTCTACGGATTCGCCGGGTTTTTCTTCAATGTCGTCCATTTTTCAGCCCTTAGTAGATGGAATCGGGGTCGTTCAGGCGTGAACGGACAGAAATGTCGCTAACAATGCGACAATCGACCGTATCATCCTTGGAATAAGTGCCGCGAAGCGTGTTCAGCGTGACGCGCCAGCCATCAGAGGGGCGGAAAACCACCCAATCACCCTCTTTAATGTCGCGGAACGACTTGCCCTCATCATCAAGATAGGCTGTCGGACCCATTTTAAGGACCAAACCCACCTTACCCTGATGCAAATCCTCTTCTAAGTGCTTGTCAGTGAGGATAATTCCCGACTTTGTCTTTGTCGGACGCTTGTAGATAGCAATCAAAAGGTCGCTACCAAACATTTCAATCCCATCAAGGGAGCCAACTCTAGCAAGGATTGCCTCACGCGGGTCAACCTCATGCAACATTGCGACTGACGGCATGTCAGCTATTTCCTTTCACCGCCCAGAACGCGCTTCTGGACTTCCTGTGCGACCTCAAGAGCGTCTTGAAGGCCCTTCAAACGACCAACGCGATAGCGATAATCGTCAAAGCTCTGTGCCTTGCCGGTGATCAGTTCAGCGCCTAGCTTCTCTGCCATCTCCGACAAGACTTTTTCCAGTTCCTGATACAATCTCAGGTCTAAATTCATTTAGTCCTTCCGCCATTACGACGCGGGGGAACAGAACCTATGCCCATTCGCTGGCTGAGAATAGCTTGCTCCATGGCGCGGCTATCTCGCGGATTGGGCCTAGCGGGCGAAGGCGTTCTCATGGTTGCCTGTGCAGCCGCCGGATTCATGCCCATGTGACCCATAGGCAATCTTTCCGGCAACTGTTCGCCCATTGCCGATCCCCCTACTTGAAACCCTTGCGGGCGCTTTTCGGCGGATAGCCTTTGGCTTCCTGAAGTTCAATCTTTTCCAGTCGTCCTTCACCCGAACCAGCGCCAGCCGTAAGGTCCGAAGCATCACGGATACGACCACCACGCTTGCGGCCCAGCGGCATACCACCCGGAGGCATACCCATGCCCGGAGCGCCACCCATCGGCGGGGCCGGCGGCGGAGCAGCCATCGGAGGAGCAGCCATAGCCGGAGCCATCGGCATACCCTGCGGAGGCATCATCGGCGGGGCTTGCATCGGCTGGCGAGCAGCCGGAGCGCCCGGAGCCGGAGGCATCATCGGAGCCTGATCCTTGCCACCACCAACGATGATGTTCACCGTTGTCTTGCCTTTAGCTGCGCCACCTGACGCGCGGCCAACGCGAGCCGACTTGGTGACGTTGTTCTCAGGCGTATAGCTCTTGGTCTTGACTTCGCCGCCAGCTTTCTTTCCGGTAAGCGACGAACCCTTGACCATTTTCTTGATCAGCGAACGATCCTCAGCCTCATCTTCGTGAGACATCTTGCCGCCAGCCGCCTTATGGACGCGGCCACCATGACGATCTTCCTGACGGCCAGAGGACTCAGCAGCCTCACCAGCGCCAGTGATACCGCCCTCCTTGGGGGCTTCTTCGTAGCTCATGCCGCTTTCGCGGGCCGCAGCCTTCATGCCTTCTTCCGGAGGGGGAAGCTCACCGCCATTAGCGCGCTTCTTGCCACGAGACGCCTTATCCAGACGCTTCACAGCCATCTTGCCCTTCACCACGCCGCCACGTTTACGCATGATGCGGGGGGCAGTTTCTTCAGAAAGCGTCGGCTCTTTGTCGATGATCTTCAGGCCAGCCTGCTCATCATTGTTCAGGCCCTTCAAGCCGTCCCAAGACGACTTGTCATCAAATGATTTGGATTTGCCGCCGTAGCCAGCCAGTTTCTTGGCGTGGCCTTCTTTGGCCTCTTTAGAGTGGGGATGTGCCATTTTAATACCCTTGCAAGGTGTTTAGTTTACAGACAGCGCGTCTAATGAGAAACCCGCCGCGCGCGGGGAAAATTCCTAGATAATGACCGCATATTATCATACGGATCACTACCGTTTACAACCGCCCCACCCTCAGCATATCCGGGGAACACGGACCCGCGTTCTTTTTTAATCCGCTGATAAGCTTCCCGCATTTCGGGCGTGATGTGGATGTAGGTGCCGTGAGGGCCTTCAATCGGCGGGACGTTTTTAGATTCCCAAGTGCGGCCCATGGCCTCAAAGTTTTGTTTACCACGCTCAATAAGCCGGTTTGCCTTTTCGCGTGATAGATCGTCACGGAATGATCCGTCAGGGAAATTGATTTTCCATTTTCCGTAACCAAGGCGTTCTAACTGACCCCATGGCGGAATCTCATTTGACTCCACTCCGCGCTCCACAATCGCCCCAGCTTCAACTTTGGGATTAACTTTTAAATATTTTTTGATGATGTCTTTGTATATAGACGGGACTTTTCGCTCATAGTGTTGAGTGTAACCTTCAGCGCCCATAACATAATTTTTCATGGGAATATTGCCGGATTCTTCACTCATAATACGTTTGGCTAAATCTCCGCCAACGGCATCTTTTAATTTTTTCCCTTTAACATTGGATAGCGATGAGTCAATAATATTGCCATTCCTATCAATGACAAATTTTGCATCACGGCTATAGTTAGAGGGTTTTGCGTAAACAGTCCTAAATCCCTCTTTTTCAGGGTCAGGCTTATCGTAAGCACTCCGACCCCAGCCAGGAACAGTGTCCCTCATGGCAGCCTGAGCATCATTAAATTCTCTAACAATCTCATCATAGCTGCGATCATTGTGGAGAGTGCTAGACAGTGCTTCTTTAGCCTTTTTAAATCTTTCCTCAGCGGCGTCCTGTTCTTCGATGGTTCCAAACCCTTTCCAAGGTTTAGCCTCTCCTTCCCATCGAATATTATCAACTGCCTGCCTCAACCCAGATTGCCAACGACGGGCCTGCTCTTGACCGCCCATGATAAATATCTTGTCGTGACCACTCTCAAGGGCGTGTTGCAGGGCGTGTTTCGCGCCAAGCTCAACCCACTGATCGGTGCTGCCGACATGAGGGAACAACGGAACATCGCCCTGCTGTTTAATGGCCGCAATCGCGTCGTTCAGACGTTTGCTCTCTGGCTTATACTTGGCGGCAAGCTGCTGACTGGCCGCGTTGTGCTGATCTTTAAACGGCTGCAACAAAGGCGCATACTTGTCGTCAATCGCAGCAAGTTGTTCATTATATGCGTCAAAGGCGCTTCTTAATTGATTTGTTTGATTATAAGCATCTGTAACCTGTTTAATCTCATCGCGCTTTTGGCGCATAACAGCAGCAGACTTTGCGTTAGTTTCTTCCAACAGTTTGCGCTGTTCATTATCCCATTCTTTCTGCAAAGCATCCCGCTGGCGCTCAAGCTCCACTCGCCGTTTATCGGCAGTCGGATCTTTAAAGCCTCTTTCAGCGCCTTCTTGGCCAAGGTCGCTTTGGAACTCCTCATTGGACAAGATGCGCTCGCCCTCCGGCCCAACGCGCTCTTTCCAACGCTGGTGAAGCAGAGGGTTGTCTATATTACCAAGGTGGCTTTCGTGGCGATAAACCTGTTCAGTATATGACGGATGCCCAGCCAAAGCGCGCGATTCATCCAGCATTTTATTAGTAAGAACGCCTATTTCTTCTCTGGTTTTATATAATTCTTCGTTTAGCTGCTCAGATCTAGGACTCATATAATCCAGATCCCGTGGATAAGGTTCACCCAGATAATTAGCCATTCCACTATAACTGGTATCGTTGACAAACTTTTTAGCATGACGCATTGCATCTTCTGGCGACCAACCAGATTCCAACGCTTCATTCATTAATTTATCGTAAAACCGTTGTTTATACGCATCCATTGCGGCATTAAACTGCTGATTATCGCTCAATCTTTGAGCTTGATAAGACTCCTTGAGATTAAAAAGCTTTTCTTTCAACGCAGCGTGTTGGTCTGAGTATTTGACTTCAATCTCAGGGGCAATGTGCCTAAACGAAGCCGGGTTGTTATACGGCAATCTCAAGACTGATTCTGAGTAATCAGTTCCGCCCGAATGCGTGTATTTCTCCCATTTCGGAGCCATTTCCGGCCTAGTAGGCGCTTCTATATTGCGAACCTGAGATTCAGCATTTTGATACCGACGCCAAGCATCCTGCCAGTCCATAGCAGGGCCTCTAACATGTTCGTCAAGATCATCAAACCTGACACGATCATTCATTAAAGCGGTTCTTAAATCAGGGAGGCTCCAAGGAGTTTCGTCCCCGCGTATATTCAAAACCGGATCTTCTTGATGGGTAGGATTTGCGGCGTTCCAAAGGTTAGTATTCGCATCACGCAAATCATTTTGAGCCTGCGTCCGATTTTGGACAGCCTGATTAATTCTCTCAGCCGGGACGGGGGCTGAACTGCGTTTCCACACCGTTTCGACTTGCGGAAAATTACGCTCAAACGCCTGCGCTATTTCATCGCGGCTGATTTTTGTCGCCGGGTTCATTCCAAGGAGGCCAGCAAACTGCATTTCCTCATCTTTGACGCCGCCCTTTTTGAGAAGGGATTGCATCTCTTGCCAAGTGCGAACCGTATCAGGTAGTTGCGTTGAAGCAACCTCATGGCCAAGGCTGTAGAATCCAGCCGGATTGACGATACGATTGTAGTCAACCGGGATTGTTTCAGGCGGCATATTGTGCCCCATAGCTGGAACCGCCGCCGGAGCAGGCTGGGCAACCGTATATTGCGGCCCCTGCTCAACATTCCATTGGTGCTGCCAATTACGATACTTGTCTGCGTTACCTTGCCCAGTCTCCCAAGCCTGCTTCATGGCGGCCTGAGACTGTGATTTCGTCATCTGTTGAGCAGCCTGTCCAACCATAGCACGTTCAGCAGCGGCGGCAGCGCCTTGAGCTATTTTGCCCTCAATATTGGCCCCCGGCACAGGGACAGTAGCAAGCAAAAATCCTTTAGGATCACGATATTGATACGACTCCTGAGCTTGCAACGCCTGTCCAGCCAAAGGAATAAAGTCGGCAACACCCATGCTGCGTTCACCAATACCGGAGGTTCCCATAAGGCCCTCAACAAATTGGCGACGTTCAGGAGACGGGGACTGCTCACCCATTAGCTTCTGGGCGATTTGCTCACGAATCGTCGGTTCATACCCTTTAAGGGTAGCCTCACCCGGCTGCGGGCCAGTGTCATAGCGGACTTCTGGCTGCGGCATACGCATGGCAAAGTCGTTCTGCGCCATCATGGGAAGCTTGGCAGCTTCCTGAACCTTGGCGTAGGGATCATCCTCTGCGAACTGGACATCGCCTTCGACTTTATCACCGATAACTTCACCGCCATCGGCAAAGGACGTCGGACGGCGCGGGGGAAGAGGAACCGTTACATCAGGCGTCCTGCTGTTTATTGCAATCTGATTGAATTGATGGAATCCCGGCGTTTTAGTTCTGTAGTCAGCGATATCGTCGCGCTTAGGCGTTTGCGTTTGTTCAGGTTCTAAGTAAGAACCGGGGGTAAGGATAGCCTTTCCGGTGTAAGTATAGTTACCGGGCTTATCCAAATTGACCGCAACTGGACGATCAATATTAGGAAATACCGTCGGGATTGATCCACGAAGAGCAGTTACAAACGGTTGCTCTTGAAAGCCTTTGACAACGTCTGACCACGACTGTTTCCTACCTCTAAAATCATAATTATCAACTGCCACGCGACCTTGAGGAGTGTCATAAACATTAAACCGACCAAGGGTCATGCCCGTGCGATAGCCCGGATCAGTATATGATCTCTGCAACGACGTCAGAAGGTTGCCCTGTTCAGGCGAATAAACACTAAGAGGCTGATTAGGCTGATCCTCTTTGCCAAACGTCGTCCCATATGGAACGCCTGTCTGACCACGGGTATCCTGAAATGTTTTAATGGCCTCAGCGTTGTGGGCCATATACCGTCGATAATCTTCATCACTGCCAATCGGCTGATCAGTCATAGCCTGATAATGACGGTATGCTTCAGGCGTCATCGTATCTTGGATTGTTTGAAGATTTTTTTCTCTTCTGGCATTAAACTGTTGTTGTTCAGCCAGTCGATCCTTCATGTTTTGAATATCGGATGGGGAAAAATCACGCTCAGTGATCGGGCTATGAGCGCCCATTGCGCTTTCAGCAAACAATCTGGCGGTTGGAGGAACCGCAGCATTATACGCCCCACGCATAGCATCAGACACAGGGCTAGCCGGTGCGGCGTTCTCAATAACCGTCAAAGGCGGAACAGCAGGCGTAGCGCCATGGGCCGCGCGGTTAATGTCCTCTTGGGAAAATCTTTCCATCCCAGAATCTGGATTGGCAGCCTGCTGAACCGATTCATACGGATCAGCCTCGCCACCATCCGCCCTAGCAGCCCGCATATTGTCGATTAGGTTAGGATACGGACGACCAGCAGCCTTGGCCGCAGCTTTGGCGCTGGCCTTTTCTTTGCTGCTCAGCGGCTCAGGCTTGCCCAGCTTCTTGGGGCGGGGCTTATCCCAAACCTCACCGCCTTTGGCCGCTTCTTGCACAGCGGCATACGAATCAACCGCACCACCATCGTCACGACCCATGCGCTCATCATATAAGACGCGACCAGCCTTATCGACTAGCTGATCTTGCTCATTCCAATCGGGGGCATTCGGTGTGGCGTATTGGCTCTGGGCGGAGAATGTTTCATGCGACGGGGTTTTCCACACATCCGGGAAATGTCGCTGATGATCGTTGGCGTTGATCTCAGTCGCCGTGCGCGGATCTCCAGCCATGGCGGCGCGATAATAGCCACGCATGTCGTAGTCGGGCTTAGCCTCATTCGGATCAAACGGGATCTGATTCTCAGACAGCCAGCGACGGAAATATGGCTCCTCAATACCTAGCTGAGTCGTATGCGGCCCCGGCTTAGCGACTTGAAAATTAATATGAGCTTCATCACGGCCTTTGTGAAAAACAGGGCCACCGTCCGCTTCACTGGCTCTTTCGCCACCAATAACCTTAAGATCCTTATTCATCCCGCGAAGTTCTGGGATGTGTCCTGCGCCAGTGACATAAACGCCCGGAGGAGCATTTAGCAGATACTTGTTCCGCGATTCTTCAAACCGCTTGGCCATCTTACCAAGACGGTTGGGATATTCCTGCCAGTTATCAGGCCACATAAGACGTTCGCCTGTGGAAAAGAACTTGCTCAGGTTTTCCTTCGTCGCCGGAAGCTGGGACATCTTTACAAGATCAGTGTCTTTTTCACTGCCTTGCGTCAAGAAATCACGCAACGCATCAGCGTCAAACCGCCGATCCTTGAAATACTTTGCCTTATCCTGATTAGCCACGATGCTATCAAATATCGACCGATCAGGGCTGGCATATATCTCATGCGGCTTATTGACCTCCACGTTGCTAAACATGGGGACCATGTATTCGACAGGATATCCCTCAATTGATCTGGCGACCTGATCGTCCCAAGAGCCTCTGTAGCTAGGAATAAGTTTCCTGTTTCCTTCAATGTCTCCACCAGATCCCTCATACCAAGCGCCACTTTTGCCAGCGACATCCTGTATCCTTGCCCTCAAATCATCAGACAAGGGAATTTGTTCTCCGTGCGGAGAACCGACAATGATCTTATCTCCCATATCCACAACGCCATAGGGCGCACTAGGATCTGTTCTAGCGGCTTTTTGAACTGCATTATACGAATCAACCGCACCACCATCGGCGCAGTTCCAAGCCCGAAGCGACTTATTGATCCGGCTATCGGGATCATTGGCAGTTTCAGACAACGTCAGCTTTTTCTTCATGCCCTTCATGCGGGCGCAGAAGCTATCGCGCCTTGAGCCACCTTCCGGCTGGGGACGCTTGATGTCATGCCCCTCAGCCCGCAATGACGCGCGCCCCTTCTCATTCAGCCCGCCTTTTGGATTCTTGCCTTCGGCGCGCTGCCAAGCTGGGGTCTTAGCCA